AAATAAAAAAATCTAGCAAGCGTGTGCAGCGGTATTTTGAGTTGGCACGACGCATGGCAAAAGAAAGCACCTATGGCAAACTACGTCACGGTGCTGTTTTAGTCAAGGGAGGTTCAGTTGTATCAGTTGGCTTCAACAAAGGTTGCTACTGTGCTTTTGGACAACGCTTCCGAGACTTTCACAACTTTGGTCATGCAACCCAACACGCAGAAATTTCCGCTATCCTTGGAGTGCCCGAGAAATCAACAAGGGGCGCTTCCTTGTTTGTAGTTCGTATCAACAACTACGACAAGTTTCGTATGTCCAAGCCTTGCTGTATGTGTCATCAAGTGTTAAACTTTGTGGGAGTCCGCAAAGTTTTTTACACCACAGGGGAAGACACTTATGAAGTTAGAAATGTCAGGGGGTCTAGCGAGGAATTTCGGCATAACAGTAAAGACTTTGCGTGAGAATGAAGACGGCTCCGTAGATGTAAATGTAGATTTAACAGAGCAGTTCAAAGATTGGTTTATGTATATGCACGGACTACACACTTGGGACGAAGAAGCTTTCCAAGCGTGGTTCCTCAAAAGCCTGGGCGATTTTATTGGAGACTAAAATGAACAGAATGATGATAGTAGATGGAAATAACTCTTTTTTACGCAACTATGTTGTAGACCCTTCGCTATCATCAAATGGCGAACCAATCGGTGGCTGCAAGGGCTTTTTGAAGTCCCTACAAAAGCAGTGCCGCATTATTAAGCCAGATTTTGTAGTGGTAGTGTGGGACGGTGAAGGTGGTTCTCTCAAGCGGAGAACACAGAATAAAAATTATAAGGAAGGGCGTAAGCCTATCCGCTTCAACCGTCCCAATACCTACATGTCTGATAACCAACAGTTCAGAAACCGTATCTGGCAAATGGGCAGGCTCGTTGAGTATCTAAATGAGATGCCCGTGGCACAACTTATCTCAGAGAACGTAGAAGCAGACGACCTTGTGGGCTACATCGTGTCTCGCTTCCCAGACGTGGAAAAGGTTATTGTTTCCTCCGATAAAGACTTTTTCCAACTCTGCGATGACAAAACTATTGTTTATCGACCTATTCAAGACAAGACAGTCACGAAGCAGGGCATCTTGGACGAGTTCTCTATTCACCCAAGAAACTTCGCTTTGGCTCGCGCCATCGTAGGCGACAAGTCAGACAACCTTGACGGTGTGCCACGGGCTGGACTCAAAACAGTAGCAAAGCGTTTCCCGCTTCTAATGGAGGACCGTGATGTGTTCCTAAACGAACTCATCCAAGTCTGCGATAAGCCCGAGAACAAAGCAAAAATCTTTGAGAGTATCGTAGAGCACAAAGAGTTAGTTTCAGAAAACTACAAGTTGATGCAACTATACTCACCAGCCATTTCCAGCAGAACAAAAGCAAAAATTGATTGGACACTTCGTGAGTGCTGTCAAGACTTTAACCTGATGGAGATAAATAAAATGATGACCCTCGATGGGTTTGGGAACTACAACTTTACCCAACTCTGGGGCACCATGCGAAACATTTCCTTGAACAAGGACTAACGGAGAACCAAATGAAACTAGACTACGAGAATGAAACATTTTCTAAGTTCGGTAAAAGTTTCCAAGAGAAGTTGGTCCAAAGTATGTTTTATGACAGGTCGTTCTTCGACCAAATGTCAGACGTGTTTGACCCTTACTTCTTGGAAGTAAAATACCTTCGGCTATTCTATGAGCGTTTAGCCAACTATCGACAGAAGTTTGAGAAGCACCCTTCTGTTGAGATAATGGCTTCCATTATTAAAACTGAAATGGAAGAAGAGTCAGAGGTGCTACAAAAGCAAGTAAAGGACTACTTTGCTCGCATCGTTGCAACAAGTCAAGTCGAAGATGAAGAGTATGTCAAAGTCACTGCTCTTGACTTTTGCAAGAAACAAAAACTAAAAGAAGCCATTATGAAGTCCGTTGGACTTTTGAAAACTTCTTCTTTTGATCAAATTTCAGAAGTTATCAACCAAGCCATGAAACTTGGCTTAGACAACGACCACGGTTATGACTATCTTATTGACTTTGAAGAGCGCTTCCTAAAACGCTCACGCAACCCCATGACCACGGGCTGGAAGATTATCGATGACATTACAAAGGGTGGCTTAGGTCGCGGAGAGTTGGGAGTTGTTATTGCTCCAACGGGTGCAGGAAAGTCTATGGCTCTTGTGCATCTTGGAGCACAAATTGTCAAGGAAGGAAAAAATGTAGTTTATTATACGCTTGAACTTCAAGACACTGTTGTAGCCAGCCGCTTTGACAGTTGCATCACATCAGTAAAACTTCAAGATTTACATTCCTTCAAAGATTTAATTTACGACCAAGTAAAAGAACTTGAAGGAAAACTTATTGTAAAAGAATACCCAACAAAGTCCGCTAACGTAAATAAACTCAAACAACACCTAGAAAAACTAAGACGCTCTGGTTTTGAACCTGACTTAATTTGCGTCGATTATGGTGACCTTTTGCAACCTATTTCTTCTTACAAGGAGAAACGCATCGAATTAGAGACTATTTATGAAGACCTTCGGGGAATGGCACAAGAGTTTGAGTGTCCCGTCTGGACAGCAAGCCAAACTAACCGCAGCGGACTAAACGCAGAAGTGGTTACAATGGAATCAATTAGCGAAGCCTTCAACAAATGCTTCGTAGCGGACCTCATCTTCACTCTATCCAGAACCATTACAGACAAGAATAATAACACAGGACGTATCTTTGTAGCAAAAAACAGGAACGGACCTGATGGTATCGTTTACCCTATTTTCATGGATACGAGCAACATTAAGATTGATGTTCTTCCCTCGACGGGCGAAACAGCAGAAGAAATTAATGACAACGCTGCAAAGAAACAGCAAGAGTCGTTACAAGAAAAGTACAAGAAGTTCAGAAACGGAGGAAAAGACTAAATGGAACTAGCTACACAAATACTTTCGGACATCACTGTCCACATGAAATACGCAAAGTATTTACCAGAAAAAGAGCGCAGAGAGACTTGGGATGAACTCTGCGACAGAAACATGCGAATGCATGTAAAAAAGTATCCCGAACTTGCCGAGGAAATCGAAAAAGTTTATAAGGACTTTGTTTTTACAAAAAAAGTTTTACCATCCATGCGCTCTATGCAGTTTGGTGGTAAGTCTATCGAAGTAGCCCCAAACCGCATTTACAACTGCGCTTACATGCCTATTGACCATGCTGACTCATTTGGTGAGTGCATGTTCCTACTTCTAGGCGGCACAGGTGTGGGTTTCTCTGTCCAGGCTCACCACGTTGAGAAACTACCAGAGATTCGCAAGCCAAACCCAAAGCGCACACGTCGTTTCCTAGTAAGCGACAACATTGAAGGTTGGGCTGACGCAGTAAAGGCTCTCGTGTATTCTTACTTCAAGGGTACATCAAAGCTTCGTTTCGACTTCTCGGACATTCGTCCAAAGGGCGCACGACTTGTCACTTCTGGTGGCAAAGCCCCTGGACCACAACCTCTTCGCGAGTGCCTTGTAAAAGTAGAGGGCATTTTGCGTGAGAAACAAGACGGAGATAAACTACAACCTATTGAAGTCCATGACATTATTTGCCACATCGCTGACGCAGTTCTAGCCGGTGGTATTCGCAGAGCAGCACTTATTTCACTCTTTTCCGCAGATGATGATGAAATGATTGCTTCCAAGTCAGGCAACTGGTGGGAGACAAACCCACAGCGCGGCAGAGCAAATAACTCAGCGGTTATTCTTCGCCACAAGGTTGATAAAGAATACTTCCTAAAACTTTGGGACAGAATTAAAAAGTCAGGCTCAGGTGAGCCAGGAATTTATCTTTCCAACGACAAAGATTGGGGCACGAACCCTTGCTGCGAAATTGCACTACGACCTTACCAGTTCTGCAACCTAACAGAAGTAAATGCCTCTGACCTTGACAGTCAAGAAGAATACGAAGCCCGTGTGAAGGCTGCTGCTTTTATCGGCACACTCCAAGCAGGCTACACAGACTTCCACTATCTCCGCGACGTATGGCGCAGGAACACAGAGAAGGACGCCCTCATTGGTGTATCAATGACCGGCATTGCTTCTGGTGCTGTTCTCAACCTCGACATGTCAAAAGCAGCCGAGGAAGTAAAAAAAGAAAATGAAAGAGTTGCTGGACTTATCGGTGTAAGACCCGCAGCAAGAACCACTTGCGTAAAGCCAGCAGGCACAACCTCTCTCACTCTTGGAACTTCCAGCGGCATCCACGCTTGGCACAACGACTATTACATTCGTCGTATCCGTGTAGGAAAGAATGAAGCCATTTACAGCTACTTATCTCTGGCACACGAGGAGCTTGTAGAAGATGAATACTTTCGACCCCATGACACTGCTGTCATTTCTGTTCCACAGAAAGCACCAGAATCAGCAATCTATCGAACAGAGTCTGCCATGTCCATGCTCAAACGAGTGGCGCAGGTTTCAAAGGAGTGGGTCAGGAAGGGACACCGCAAGGGACAGAATACCCACAATGTCTCAGCCACGGTAAGTATCCGTGAGTCAGAGTGGGCTGATGTTGGTGAATGGATGTGGGAGAACCGTGATGTTTATAATGGTCTTTCAGTTCTTCCCTACGATGGCGGGAATTATGACCAAGCTCCATTTGAGGACTGCTCAAAAGAAACTTATGAAGCCATGCTCAAGTCTCTAACTGACATTGACCTCACAAATGTTTATGAGGCTGATGACAATACAAACCTCACAGACCAAGCCGCTTGTGCTGGTGGTGCTTGTGAAGTAGTATAACTGCACTCACATCGGCATAATAACGTAAGGCACGGGGTTTTTTATCCCGTGCCTTTCTATTTATTTTATCAACTGGAATAAAATAAATGGCTAGGTCAGGATTTTTCTACAAAGTATCACCTTCACAAACCAACAGGTCTGGACCACAGGGAAAGATTATAACTAAATACTTGAGATTGAGTGGTTCAGATGCTGGAACAAATAATGCTAATGGCAACTACTCAACAAACACAGGTAGTTTTTATCTTCAACCACCAGCCGGTGAGATTTGGAGAATTCACAGAATGCTTGTAAACATTCTAAACACAGGTTCAGCAACCAACATTAACCAGTATGCTGGCATTGCTGAATTAACAAACGGCATTCAAGTTAGAGTAATCAACGGCGGCACAGACGATTTCACAAATAACGACCCAATTAAAAAACTAACTGATTGGGCTGCTTATTGCTACGACCTTGACCTAAAAAACAAAGTAAACAACGGCAACACTTGTTATGCTGGTGTTCGTTGGACTTTTGCCAACTCTGGTCAAGAGATTAGATTGATTGGCGATAATAACGATAGGTTTGAGGTTACTTGTAGAGACGACCTAACCGACTTAACAGAACATCGTTTTCTTATTCAGGGCTACAAGGAAACTGACCAATACTAAAACCACAGTAAAGTCTGTACAAATGGCAGGGCTAACCACCCTGCCTTTACATTTTGGGGAACTATTTATTGTTGAACCTTATGAGGGTGCAGTAATGCCAGACGAAAGAATAAACAACGCGGTCGAGTTCGCAGAACTAAAAGGCTCGTTGAAAAGAATCGAAGAAGTTATTATGACTATCAAAGAAAAGAACGAAGAAATGGCTGGTGATATCACCAAAATTAAAGAAGCCATTTACAACCCAGACCAGGGTATTTATTCTCGTCTAAAAGAACTAGAAGCTTGGAAAGCAAACATGAGTAAGGTTCTTTGGATTGGCGCAACAGGGATTATTGGGTCCGTTGGTGTCGCCATTTGGGAAGTTTTAAAGAACACTTAGGAGTAAAAAATGGCTGGACCAAATCAATACAGACCGGGAGTAGGCTCAGTTGGTCAATACCAAATGAGCGCAAAACCATTTCTATCATCAAGCATCGTTGTGTCAAACACCGCAGTAACAGAAATTAAGTTTCCTGCCGTTACGTCTTTCTTGACAATTCAAAACACCCACGCTGGTGCAAACGTGCCACTCTTAGTCGGCTTCTCCGCTAACGGTGTTCTTGGCGACGACGGCTACAAAATTGTTCTTGACAACGGTGAAAGTTACACAGGCGATTTTAGAGTTCGTTATGTTTATCTTGCTGGCTCTGGTGCGAATTGCACAGGCTCTATCATCGCCGGTCTTACCGGCATTCAAAGCGAACTTCGCACAGATGACGGACCAAACTACTCAGGTTCAGTAGGAATTGGCTAATGATGCGTTCTGGCTTTGGTGGAAAAGGTGGTTCTATATCAAGCCGTTCTACTGGGGTTATCACCGCAGAAGACAAGTCTGGTGGATTTTTAAATCTTGTAAAAACAATCACCGGAGACGACCTACTTTTTTGTTTAGACCCAGGCTCAATTACTGACGGCATTGGTCAAACAGTAAATGAGTGGTTTGACTCGCTTGGAGCATTTGATACTCACTTCACAGCACAAGATGTTGCAAATCGCAAACCTTCTTTTAGTCTATACAACAATAAACCAGTTCTCGACTTTGACGGCACTAACAATGCTTTTAGAACAGCGGTAAATGTTTCGCAACTAAATAATAAAAAAGCACTATCTTTGATTTATTTTGCAAAAGTAAATGGCGGTAGTGGGTTCAAAACAGTCTTAGAGCTTGATGCCTTGTGGTACAATGTAAACGGCTTTACAGCAGGTATCGAACGCGATGCGGCTGATTATACAGTTTATAATGGACAGGACCAACACCCCGATGGACTCAACACAGGTGGTGTTGCTGGTAGCAACGGAACAAATGTTGATGTTGATTTACCAATAGTTCATGGTGTTGTTTATAATCGCAATGGCGCAGGCGGTTCTGCTGGTACAACCACAAGACCATTTGTAAATGGTGTTGCAATGACAACCGCACAAACTTACACAGGCGGCAACACATACAACATTGATAGTGCCTGGATAAGTGATAAGTTGCTTTTCATGGCTGCTCGCGGATTGACAGCACTTAACTTCAATGGTTCAATTGGAACATTTATCGCTGCCACAAGAGCCCTTACAGACGACGAAATGGGAAGGTTGTCGAGAGCAGTTTTAAGAAAACACAACTTAGGAACTGATGCTCCCAGCAAGTAGGAATAACAAATGTCGTTTAGCCCACAACCAATAACCTATTACATTCAAACTGAATCTATTGCAGGTCAGGTAGGAATACAAATAGAGAAAAATTTTAAAAAATACAGAGTTATTGGTATTTGGGGGCATGTCACTCCACCAGCCTCTGTTGAATCAATACAAACAGAGTGGCACGGCTTCGATGTTCATAGCTGGGTTACCTCGTTGGGCTATGTTTTTGTACCAATACTTCCCCGTCCAGTTCCATAAAACGCTTGACTTCCACTTCCATTGTGTTATACTACAGGTCAGGAGGTCAAAATGGACAAAGTAGATATCATCCCCGTAAAACCATCTTGGTTCTGGCAAGACGACAAAGAGTATGACGGCATTTATACTTCTTGTCGTTTTCATCGTCAAGATGAGTTCGTCACAAAGTTTCCCATTATGATAAAAATAAAACACGACCCTGCGCTAGTTGATGTAATGGGCGAGCAGGCTTACTTTGACGAGGTTGTCAGCATCCTCAACAAGCCCCCTCCACCTCCCGCATACAAGGGTCGCGGTCGCAGACCAAAGCAACGACCACCAGCATACGGTCAGTTAGAGTTCATCAAACATTATTACCGAGAGAAAGATGGACTTAAATATGTTGAGCTAATGTTGTATTCTAGCAAAGCAAAAAATAAAAAGTTGTTTGACCCAAACGGGGCAACCAAACAAGGTTCACTACGCCCAGACGGACGCAAAAACAGGAGCAAGAAAAGTGAAGTATAAAGTTTATGGCACAGAGCGCTGCCCTTACTGTGTGCAGGCAAAAAAGTTGCTGGAACGTAAAAACTTAGAGTATGAATACTTGACAGTGGACCCAGCAAGTGATACACTACAAGAGTTGAAAGATTACACCAAGTGGTCCACAGTGCCTTTGGTGTTTGAAGTGGACGATAAAGGTTTGGAAACTTTTATCGGTGGTTTCAGTGAGCTAAATTCAAAATTGAGGAGAATCTAATGGAAGACGTTAAGAATGACATTCATCAGCACATTGCAGAGTACATTCAAGCCATTGCGGCTGTTGAAGACTGTATGCGCCCTTATCGCGAGCAGCGCAAGGAACTTCGCAAGAATTACATCGAGAATGGCTGGCTAGACAAGGACCAGATTTCACTGGCTATGCAGGCTTACCGCATGTTGGAGAAGCAGATTCACTTTGAAGACCTTGCTGAAATTTATGAGAACTTGGTCTACACTCTCGCTGGCTCCAACCCACATGAGTCTGGAGGAGACCAGTGAAAAACTTTGAGCCACTAAACAGGCATCTCCTAGTTCAACTTTGCACCGAGGAAAAGAAAGAAGAAAGTTCTTTTGTTTTGCCCGATGATTATGAGACGCCAAAAGACCCCTATCAGGTAGTTCATGTTATTGCAACTGCTCCTGATTGCTCTATCGATGTTGAGTCTGGTGACGCTGTTGTGGTAGAAAGTTCTCAGGTTCACACTTTGAAAGTTGAGGGCGATGAGTATCACCTTGTTCTTCAAAACCACGTTTATGGGATTTTGCCATAATGGAACTCATTTCCACGCATTTGGTAAAACAAAACGATGTGGGCTATCATGGTAATCTTTTTGGGGGTATTATGCTCGCTTGGTTGGATGAGGCAGCAGCCTCTTTCGCATGTCAGGTGGCAGATACCCCCAGAATGGTTACAAAGAAAATGGAAGAAGTTCTGTTTCACTGTCCCGTTCGCCCTGGGCAACTTATTAAAATCTATGGGCGGGTTGTAAAAATTGGCACCACAAGTGTTGACCTAAAACTTGAAGCCCGCCGACACTCGGTTTACAACGGCACACAGAAGCTCGCCTGCTCCACAGTTATGAAGTTTGTTCGTATTGACGGAGACGGTGACGCTATTCCTATCTCAGACCGTGTTCGTCTTAAATACGGCTTTCCACCAATCGAGAAATAAATGATGCTAAAAATGAAGATGCCTCTTTATGAGGACGGCAAAGGTTTCGTAGAGTTGGTTGATGCTGTGGGTTCAGACCTTTCAGTTGTAAACTCTGCTCGCGTTTCCTTTGGCAAGCACAAAACAGAACTTGACGAGAAAGATAAAAAACTTATCAAGTATCTTATCAAACACAAACACACTTCAACCTTGGAGCATTGCTTCGTGACCTTCCGCGTCAAGGTTCCGCTGTTTGTTCGCTCACAGCACCACAGGCACCGCACTTGGTCTTACAACGAGATTAGCAGACGTTACACGGACTTCGACATTCAGTTCTATGAGCCAGTAGCATTTAGAACACAACACGAGTCAAACCGTCAGGCAAGCAACACAGAGGACTTGATTGACCCCGTTCTAGCAATTGACAGCGACCCTGGCAATACTGCCTCTTTGGTTATCAAAGAGGCTCACAAGCAAAGTCTCGCGCTTTTCAACCAGCTTATCGAAGCAGGTGTTTGCCGAGAGCAAGCCCGTGGTGTTCTACCACAAAACATGTACACAGAATACTACGCCTCAGCAAACCTAAATAACATCTTGAAGTTCATTGACCTCCGAACACACGAAGGAGCACAATGGGAAATTCAAGAAATGGCGAAGGGTATGTTAGAAATTATTACAAAACTATACCCAGAAACAGTAGGAGCGTATCGTGAAATCCGAGGAGCATAAATGGTCATTACAGGAAAAACTCTCTGTCTTGCTATCATGGCTAACGCAGCATTCTTTGGTCATTCTGGTGCAACTCGTGCTTGTCGTTATAGCAGCAGTATTGTAAAAGAAGCAAAGAAAAATAAACTTGACCCAACTGTTTTAGCAGCGATGCTCCACGTTGAGTCCAACTGGAAACCACACGTTGTTTCATACGCTGGTGCTTGCGGCATCGCACAGGTAATGCCACAGTGGAGCAAATACACTTGCACTCAACTCAAAAACCCAAAGATAGGTTTGCCAGAGGGCGCAAGGAAACTCCACTATTGGGTTTATAAATACGGCAAAGGCAACCTTTCAGTAGGGCTCTGTGGCTACAACGCTGGCTTTCGTTGCAAAGGAAAGAAACCAAACCGACGAGGTGTTTTTTACGCAAAGAAAGTTTTAAAAGTAGCGAAGAAGATTAAAAGAAAAATAAAGTGAGAAAGTTAAAGAAGCACATCTTCACCCACGCAAACAACATCGTCGTAGGTGGCGATGTTGCTTCTTTATTATGGGCACTCAAAGAAGACTACTGGATAGCCTTCACAGAGCCCCGCAAACCGCTCCCATTTGAAAGACTCAACACCGGAGACCCAACACAAGCCCTATGGGAGTTCCTTGCCTTACAACTCAACTACCGTGGAAAAATCTTAGGAGTCACCCCAAACCAAAGTATCCGAGCAGACGGAGACATTCTCAAAATAATAACAAAGAACGGCTCACTGCTCAACTACAAGTTTGACCAACTGGTTATCACAAACCCTGAAATGTTTGAGGGAGGAAGAATAAAAGAAGCCCTTGACAGAAAGATGTTTGTGGTAGATACTGTAAGAATGAGCGCACAGCCTCATAACCACACTTATTATTACCACGGTCAGGACTTTGTAAATGAGATACACTTTTGGTTGCACGGCAAAAGAAAAACTTTGGAAGTTGTTTCCTATTTACGAGAGTCTGAACTCGACATTTTTGAACACAGTTGGGTTCCTATGCGTTATACTCTTCTCGACATAGCCAGAGACCTTGGTCTAAAAGGAATGAAAGGTGGAGGAACAAGAACTTATCCACTCCGCTTCGATTACAAAAAACGCTTGGTAAGACCCACAGAGAACCACATTTATTACGACGAAGATAAAATAAAGTTTATCACCGTAAATGAGAACGAACTATGGAACGAACAGACAAGAACCATTTGGCAAAAATGGTCGGAGTCATTCCGCTGGACGGATACGGAAATGACGAACAGTTTCCGTACTCACCTTGGCTCAAACCAATAGTCAAAGACCTCACACTTGTTGAGAACGCTGTTTTACAATGTGCCTTTTTTGGTTGCAAACAAATTTTTATTGTTTGCGAAGAGCGCTCTGCACGAATGCTCAAACGGCACATCGGTGAGTGGGTAGAAGACCCTTCACACTATTGGAAGCACTACAAATACCCAACAGGTTATCGTATCCAGATTCCCATTTATTATGTTCGCATGACCGAAAAGGACAAGCGACAGCGTGGTTCATACACCTGGGCTATTATTCAGGGAGCAGAGATAGCGAACAGAACTGCGCGACACGTTTCACGCTGGACTATGCCAGAAAAGTTTTTTATTACTTTTCCTTGGTCTGCTTTCGACTTCTGGGAAATAAAACAATACCGACAGAAACTCGCCATGGCAAAAGAGTTTTATCTTTCGCACAACGGCAAGACAGCTTGGGACGGTGAGTTCTTGCCCTTCTCCGTCACACAGTCTTCCTTGCGAGAAATAAGAAAAAACTTTCTAAAAGTCAATACCATTCTTTACAAAAGTATCTCCGACTTCAAGCGAGACGGCAAGTGGTTGGAAAGACTACCACCCGAAGAACAATACTCAGGAAGGACTTTTCCAATAGAGAAACTTCTCTTGCCCGTTGATAACTCTACATACAAAGAAGCGAAGATAGAAGAATACTACAATGCTTCTACCTGGGAAGGTTATCAAGAAGCAGTCTCAAAGTTAAAATACGAAAGACCAAAGAGACCAATACTAAAACCACCAACCCACACACGAGAACTGGAAAGATTAGGAGAATACTACGATGAGTCACGCTGAGGAATACGAGAAAATTCCATTTAGATACTTGGAGGAAATGGGCTTGCCCCTAAGCTACATTCAACTTTCTTACGAACAACAAAACTTTGTTGATTATTTCCTTGACACAATGGTCGAAATGAGCGATACTATACAAAGTTTAGAGGAAGATGTAGACAAACTAGAACGACAACTAGACTTAGCAACAGCAGAAACAACCTTTGACGACTAGGAGATAGCATGACAGACCGAGCACAGCCCAGCATTCCTTTTGTTGGACTTCACTCACACTCCGTATTTAGTATTTTTGACGGTATGGGGTATCCACAGGACCACCAGCAGTTCGCTTGGGAAAACGGAATGGATGCCCTAGCCCTCACAGACCATGGCAACATGTCTGGTCTTGCTTATCAGGTGCTCAACGCCAAGAAGATGCAGGCTGAGGGCAAGAACTTTAAGCCTATCTTTGGCATCGAGGCTTACTTCATCGACGACCTTGATAAGTGGAAGGTCGAGAAGGAAGAGCATCTCGCGAACCAAAAAAAGAAAAAGAAAGAAGAAACCTCTGGTCCGGTTATTGAAGACGAGGCTGCGAGCAAGCGCTCTGCCAAGCACGTTCTCAACCGCCGAGCACACCTTGTTCTTCTCGCCCAGAACCAAACAGGTCTAAACAACCTCTTCTCTCTCGTATCAAAGTCTTACGAGGGTGAGAACTTCTATCGTTTCCCTCGCGTTGATTACAAAATGCTGCGCGAGCACAACGAAGGCATTATTGTTTCCTCTGCTTGTCTCGGTGGTCCGCTTTCCAAGTGCTTCTGGAACAACCGTGAGGAAAGTGCTGACGCAGTTCATAACTCGATGGTTGAGACTATCAACCAGTTCAAAGACATTTTTGGCGACAGGTTTTACTGCGAGCTACAATGGAATCGCATTCCAGAGCAGCACGAGGTCAACCAACACATTATCAAAGCAGCAGCAGAGACAAGCACGGACTTGGTTTCTACTGCGGACGCTCACTACCCTCGTCCTGAAATGTTTAAAGACCGCGAACTCTACAAGCAACTTGGTTGGCTTGGCAAAGCAAAGCCCGACTACGCTGACTCAACTTTGCCTGAGACCCGTGAGGATCTAAAGTGCGAGCTTTACCCAAAGAACGGTGACCAAATGTGGGAGGCTTACAAGTCTTCTGCTGAGGAGTTGGGCTTTGAGTACGACGACAGCCTAGTCCGTCAGTCGCTACAAAACACCTATCACATCGCTCACGAGCGTATCGATACATTCTTTCCTGACGCAACGGTTCGTCTGCCAGACTTCGTTGTTCCAGAGGGCAAGACAGCCACAGAGGAAATGACTCGTCTCTGCATCGAAGGCTTGAAGAGTCGCAACTTGCATACAAACCCAGAATACGTCGAGAGACTAAAAGAAGAAATCAAAGTTATTGATGACCGTGGTTTCTCAAAGTATTTTCTAACAATGAAGGCGGTTAGTGATGAAGCCACTAGAACGCAGCTTGTGGGTGCTGGTCGTGGTAGTGCCGCTGGCTCTCTCGTTGCTTATGTACTTGGTATTACAGGTATCGATCCCATTTCTTATAATCTCCTATTTAGCCGATTCCTTAGACGAGATGCTACAGATTATCCAGACATTGACTACGACGTTGCCGACCCTATGGCGTTGAAAGAAGAGTTGATGGAGAAGTGGGGCAAGGATACTGTTGTTCCTATCTCCAACTACAACACTTTGCAGTTGCGTTCTCTTATCAAGGACATTGCAAAGTTCTACGGTATTGACTTTTCAGAGGTCAACCGCGTCACAAGCGTCATGGTTTTGGAGGCTACGCCTCCCGCTAAGGCACGACACGGCATCACTGCGGGTGTTTATACCCCCACTTTTGAAGAGTTAATGGAGTTCTCTGATTCTCTCAAGAGTTTCTTGAAGAAGTATCCGCACGTTGAGACTCACGTCAAAGCTTTGACCGGACAGTTGCGTTCTATCAGTCGTCATGCTGGTGGTGTGGTTATTGCTGACGGATTGAACAAACACATGCCGCTTATCAACAGCGGAGGAGTTCAGCAGACTCCTTGGAGTGAGGGACAAAATGTTAGACACCTTGAGCCTCTTGGCTTTATTAAATTTGATATTCTTGGACTCGCAAGCCTCCGTATGCTTGAGGGTGCTATCAGCCATATTCTTCGCAGGCACCATGGGGTTGAGAACCCTACGTTCGATGACGTAAAGCAATGGTATGATGAGCATCTAAGCCCGGACAAGATGAACTTGAACGACCAAGCCATTTACGAAAACATTTTTCACAAAGGCAAGTGGGCTGGAGTATTCCAGTTCACAGAGAAGGGCGCACAGAACTTTTGCAGGCGTGCAAAGCCAAGGTCTATCATTGACATTTCGGCTATTACTTCTATCTATCGTCCCGGTCCTCTCTCGGCTAACGTCCACGAGCAATACGTTGATGCGAAAGAGAACCCACAAAACATCAAGTATCTTCACCCACTTGTCGAGGAAGTAACAAAAGAAACTTATGGTTTCCTTATCTTCCAAGAGCAGATTGCTTTGCTCGCACACAAGCTGGGCAAAGACCTTACGCTTGACGAAGGCAACATGCTTCGCAAGCTACTAACCAAGAAAGGAACAGGCAAAGGTAATGAAAAGAAAGTCGCCATTCACAAGAAGTTCATTGCAGGGTGCGTTGAAAAAGGTATCGCAGAAGCCGAAGCCCAAAAACTCTGGCAAACCTTTGAATACTTCTCAGGGTATGGTTTTAATAAGTCCCACGCTGTATCTTACAGCATTCTTAGTTATCAGTGCGCCCATCTTCTTAACTACTACCCTGTTGAGTGGGCTGCTGCCTTCCTCGACAAAGAACCGGAAGGAAGGAAAGAGCGGGCTATCAACATTGTGCGAAGCCTTGGACTTGGAGTAGAGAACCCCGACATCAACCTATCGGGTCGAGTTTGGGAGATTGCCGACGATGGTAAGAGTCTCATTCAGCCCCTCACTTCTATCAAAGGTCTAGGCGACAAAGCGGTCGACCAGATTATGGCACACCGTCCGTTCCACACTCCCGAAGAGCTTTTGTTCAACGAGGACATTGTTTATTCCAAGCTCAACAAAAAGGCTCTCGATGTTCTTTGCCGCACACAGGCTTTGAACTCTCTAATGGACGAGCGCTTCTCAGGGCTCAAACACTTCTGGTCTGCCGTTGCAGTCGATAGACCAAAGAATAAAAAGAAGTTCTTGGAGAACATCGAGACCTATGAGCCCGAGGGAGACTTCTCAAAGACCGAGAAGATTGCCTACCTCGTTGAGTTGGCAGGCATCTTTCCGTTCCACCTTGTTATGTCTCAGCACGTCACAGACCAACTCGCACACTATTGCATCCCACCTTTGGGTGAGTTCGATAGGGACTTGGGAGCAGCGTGGTTCATCCCGCGTGAGGTTATCAAGAAGAAGACTCGGAAAGGTAAAGACTTTTACATTGTCCGTGCTATCGACAATACTTCAAAGTCTTCAACTATCAAGGTTTGGGGTGTCGACCCCAAGACAGACATTATCCACGTCAACCGTCCCTACATGGCAAAAAAGCTGGACTATTCCGAGCAGTGGGGCTTCTCAACCCGTTCTATGAAGTACAACTGGAAGATAATTGCATGAGTAATAACTTATCAAGAAAAATAAAAAGAAAGAAGGCAAACAAAAACATCAAAGAAGGAAAGAAAGACTTGGCTAGACAGGTTGGAATGTTCAATCTTTTACCAAAGGAGTGTACTCTGTGTGGCAAATTGTTTGATAAAACAAGCAGAGAAGCCCACATGACATGGCGAGTTGCTGTCAATGAGGAGCAGCGTAAAGTTGTACTCGTTTGCCCAGACTGTCAGGAGAGCAAAGATGAAACAAACGACAGCCCATAAAATAATGGACCTAATGGATTCAGAGAAGCCATTTGTTCTATTTTTTAAAAGCCAGTTCTGCCACTATTGTCAAGCCCTAGAGCCTGCGATGGAAGTTTTGGATAAAAGATACGGAGATAAAATTAAACTCTATACAATTGATGTTAATGATGAAAAAGCAGCTTCTGATGTTTTTGAAGATTACTTCAGTGGAGTTCCCTCTGTAGCTATCTTTTGCGACGACCAGTTTGCATTCCTTGACGAACCAGCAGAGCCAGACCCATTTATGTGGTACACGCTTGACTACCTTGACAATTTTATTAAAAAGTTTTTAGGAGAATAAATGAAAGAAGTTCTAACTTATGATGATGTTCTATTAGTTCCACAATACTCTGACATTCGCAGTCGTGCGGAGGTATCACTTCACACAGACTTGGGAAGTAAACTAAGCTTAGACTTTCCAGTTGTTGCTTCACCGATGGACACAGTTAGTGAAGCAGACACTGCGGCTGTCATGTCTTCGTTTGGTGGCACAGCCGTTATCCATCGCTATAACTCTGTTGAAGAACAGGTAGCCATTGCCGAGTCAATGATTACTTCTGATGGTGACACTGTTGTCGGCGCAGCAGTTGGTGTCACCGGAGACTTTTTGGAGAGAGCACAGTCCCTCTTTGGTGTTGGTGTAGATTTTATTTGCGTTGATGTTGCCCACGGTCATAGTATTCTTATGAAAGAAGCCTTGGAAACCTTACGCAACAACTTGCCAGACGACTTTCACATTATGGCTGGCAACGTGGCTACCTTGGAGGGCTTCAATGATTTGGCTGATTGGGGCGCTAATAGTATTAGATGTAACATTGGAGGTGGCAGCATTTGTACTACAAGAGTACAAACGGGGCACGGTCTTCCAGGGCTTGAAACAATACTCCAATGCGCCAAATCAGACCGAGATGCAAAAATCATTGCAGATGGCGGCATTAAAACTTCGGGTGACATTGTTAAGGCTCTTGCTGCTGGCGCTGATGCTGTTATGTTGGGGTCACTCCTTGCAGGAACAGACGAAGCCCCTGGTCGAGTATTTAGCACACCTGATGGGCAACTAAGAAAAGAATACCGTGGTATGGCTTCTGCCGCAGCACAAAACGCTTGGCGTGGCAAAGTAAGTTCCTTAGAGGGTGTTTCTTCTTCTGTGCCGTACAAGGGTTCGCTCTGGGGAGTTCTGGACAACCTTGACAGAGGTATGCGTTCTGGACTATCATACTCTGGTTGCAGGACTATTGCAGAACTACAAGCAAAAGCACAGTGGGTAAAGCAAACTGGTGCAAGCCAAGTAGAAAGTTCAGCCCACATTTTGAGGAAATAAAATGGCAAAAGGAAAACCGGGAGAGTCCCGACTAACTTTCTTTTTAGAGAAAGAACTCCACGAGGCTTTCCGTGTAGCGTGCGGTGAAGACAGTATTAGTCAAGCAGCATTCGTTCGCTTTATGGTAAAGACCTATGTGGAGAAAAACAAATGGACCATTCGACTTGTAGAAGAGTTGAGAGGCACAGCAAAAAATGACGCGAAGCAAAGAATAAAAAACTTACAGAAAGAAGACTACAAAGATTTTTATGACTTAGATGATGACGACATTGAAAACATCTTTGATAAAATCGAGGAGGCAAACCCAGACTTATGAGTAGATGTAAAGATAAAATAGGCGAAGTATGTCAAAACAAAGAGTGCCGTCAATGGATAGATTATTCAGAAGATGACAACTGTGTGCTCGTTGCTGTAAAGAAAAACGGCAAAATGACTCTGAGGGAATGTGCTAAAAGATTGGGCGTTTCTTACGTCAGAGTGAAGCAGATAGAGGACAAGGCTATCAAAAAACTAGAAAAAAAGCTCCTTTCTTCATAGTTATTGTTGGAGGTGGAAATGCGATACAACGTTCAATACAAAGTAGAAAACAGTGAAGACCCACACAATGTTCAGGTCTCAGTTGATGACCAAGAAGAGTTGGTGCGGTGGCTTGATGTGCTCCGCAAGCTTGAGAACGTGGCTGACGTTGAGTTTTCACTGATAGAAGAGGATTTAGATTTTTAGAAAACTATTTATTTTGGTTATTTTCCCATAAGGAGAGTTAATATTATGAAAAGAGATAACAAAGACATGAAGGTTCTTCTCGAATCTTGGCGTGGCTACGTTTCCGCTGACGCTGAAGTTCTCACCGAAAGCATCGATGAAGGTATGCACGGCGAGAAAGAGAAGATGGAAGAAGAAATGCATGACGACGCTGGCGAAGCCGGTGCTGGTGCAGACGCCATGACAGAAGCCGAGCATGGCGACAAGATGGAAGAAGGCTACGGCAAGATGATGGAAGAAGAAGGCGAAGAGCGCGGCGAAGAAGAAGCCAGCGCAGAGCCCGACGCTGCTATGGAAGACAAGGTAGAAGCCTTGGTTGACGCCATCGCTGCTGCCATCGAAGAAGAGACAGGTGTTGCTGTCGAAGTAGAGGCTGAAGAAGAAGCCGGTGAAGAAATGGCTGACGCCGAAATGGACGCCGAAGCGGGCGACATGGAAGCAGCCGCTGACGACATGGCTGACGCTGAAGAAGATATGGCTGACGACATGATGGAAGAGGCAGCCCTTGAAGAAATCGTTGCAGAGGTAACAAGCAGAGTTCAAAAGAGACTCGTAAAGGAAAGCCTCAAGCGCAGACTAGCAAGCAAGCTTCGCTAAAGCAATGAAAGAAATATTGACTCTCAAACGCATGGGTTTGGAGAGGCACATTAAAGAAGAGTTCCCTACTTTTGAATATATCGATAAGCGCAACTCCTTCTTGATGAAATGCCTCTCCAAGCTCTTGTTTTTCAACAAAGAGTTTATGACCCGATACATCACAGTTATCGGCGCAAAAGTTTATGTTCCTCAAATGCCCTGGAAGCCAAACGCACCTTATACAGCCTGTGAGGTGATGGCACACGAGTGGGTTCATATGAAGGACGGTAAAGTTTTTGGACCACTTTTTAAGTTCCTATACTTATTCCCACAGATACTAGCACCACTTGCCCTTCTCGCTTTTTGGAAGTGGTGGATGATTTTCTTCATCGTGTGTGCTGCTCCCATCCCCGCACCATTCCGAGCTTGGTTTGAGTTCAGAGCATACACAGTTAGTATCGCAGTCCGCTGGTGGTTGTTACAACAGGAGCCCAACCCTGATTGGCTCACAAAGCAGTTCACATCTTCCAGCTACTACTGGATGCTTCCAGCCGAGAAGTTTCTCAAAAGAAAGTTTGCAGAAGAACTGCAAAGAATCAAAGAAGACAAACTAAAAGATTACGAAAAAGAAATTAAAAGCGCACTTAAAATATGAAAAAACAATCACTTATGAACTTCCTGTGTGAGACAAACTCTCTTCACACAGAAGGCAACGTTGTATTCGCAGAAAAGGCTTTTGTCGTCAACAGAGTAATGAACACCATTCAGGAAAAAGACCTTCCCGAAGAAAGTATCGTAAAACTCTTGACATTAGTGAACAAATATGTTAAAAATGAGGTTAATATTCACTTCCAAGACGGAAAACTAACAGTGGAGTTCAACAATGGCAAAGAAGAAAGCAAAGATGACCTTTTGGCAAGTTCCGCACGATGACAAAACACTTCGTTTTCATCTGCAAGCAGACGGTCTAACACCACAAAGCAAACGACGCATCACAACCCTGCTCAAAGGTTGGAGCATTATTGCCGAGGGCTTTCACAAAAACCACACCATCCTTGTGTTTTCGCAGCTTTTCAAAGACCGCGACGAAGCCCGTAAGTTTGTCAAAAACTTCCCAGAAGACCTCGTTGTAAAAGGTTATAACGGCAAAGACATTGCTCACTTTTAACACTATTTAGTGTATGCAGTACAAGGATATACTTTCTCGTTTCCAACATTTCCTAGCAGAAGAAACGCAGTATGACTCTTTTGAGGGTGATACATACGCTATCGATTTAGATAATCTAAAAATCATTGCTTCTAAACACGCTGAGGAAAGGTCAAGACGACACGTTGGGGCTCGTGGTTCAGGTGGACAACGCCTCGGTAGAATTAGCCGAGACAGCGTTATTAAAGCACTTGACCGCTCACTACCTCAAATTTTAGATGACTTTGCCAATGGCGAAATTGCAAACGGCGAAGTCTTTCACGTTCGCGCAAAACAGGGCAACCAACCTGCGCTTAACCTAATAGCAAAGTTGGATATGAGAAAGGGTCCAGACCGTCTGGTCATCGTCACTATGATGCGTAAGGACGACTTCCGCACAGATGCTTTTGGTGGCGGCAAACAAAAGACCTACGACGTTGACCTAAAAGGTCAAGAAGAGAAATACACGAGATAATAAAATGCCATACCTAGTAAGAAAACAAAAGTGTGAGCAGGCTGACGGAGACGCCGGAACACACGTTATCTACAAAAAGAAGCGTGATGGTTCGCAGGGTGAGAAGGTTGGCTGCACCACAGACCCAAAGCAATACAAAAAAGCGCTCTACGCAGCAGAGGACGGCTACATCAAAGAAATAATCCGTGAAGAGGTTATGGCGGTTCTTTCCGAAGAAGAAACAAAGAAAGACCGTTGCTACAAGATTGCAAAGCGTAAGTACGATGTATTCCCATCTGCTTATGCTTCCGGTGCCATTGTAAAGTGCCGCCAAGGCAAGATTTGGAAAGACCTCAAATCAGAAGCACCAGAAGAGTTAGAAGAAAAAATAAAAAAAGCCGGGACCGAATCAAGTAAAGAAAGCTCCCTCCGCGATTGGTTTGGTCGAAAAGGTGCTCCCGGTAAAGCAAGCGGTTGGGTAGACTGCAACACTTGTCGCAAAGATAAAAAGACAGGTCGTACAAAGTGCAAGCCATGTGGCAGAGAAGAAGGCGAGAAACGTGCAAAGTACCCATCTTGCCGTCCCACACCCGGCGCTTGCAAAGAAAAAGGTCGCGGCAAAAGCTGGGGCAAGAAGGCAGCAAAAAATGAAATTCTACAACGGCTCCGTGAAGCTCTCGACAGCACTCATAGTGCTCCATTTGTCAAAAAGGCAGACCTTTCCGATAATCCATACCGTCCTTTTTCCGACAAATACTATGAGTATGTAAAAGACCAGCGCTCACTATGGCGCGAAGGCAAACTACAATTCACCGACATGGACGAAGAGATTCTTCGCTCTGACCTTGGCGAGTTTGCAATGTACGAAGGTGAGAAAGTTCCACTCGACATGCCTATGCCAATAATGGAAGACGAGTTAGAAGAAGCCGAGTACAAAGGAAGAAAAGTAGACCTAAACTCACCCACTCGCTCATCTGGTCCAAAGAAATACAAAGTTTACGTCAAGAACGAAAAGGGAAATGTAGTGCCGGTTCATTTTGGTGACGCAAAGGGTGGTCTCAAAACAAACATTGATGACCCCGGCGCACGCAAGTCTTTTGTTGCTCGACACAAGTGCGAGGAAGACAAGCCTAAAACATCTGCTGGCTACTGGTCCTGCCGTATCCCGCGCTTCTCAGAAAAGCTGGGAATGAAGAAAATGTCATACAGGTTTTGGTGATGGAAGAACTGCCATTTGAAGAACAATACATAGCAGACAAAGTTTCTCTACGGGTGTTCTCAGAACTGGTCGACCCAGAAGAACTGAAATGGCATCAAGACGACGAAACAAGAATAATAGAAGTAATAGAAGCAGGTGGTTGGTTCATTCAATACGACAATGAACTACCTATGCCTTTACGTGAAAATAAAACCTATTTAGTAAGAAAAGGCGAGTGGCACAGAGTCCTAAAAGGAACTGGCGACTTGAAAGTAAAAATCGAGAGAATACTTTAATGAGAGCAAGAGAAATTATTATTGAAACGCTTTTGAAAGAAGCAACCGAAGAAGAAAAGTTGGTTGCACAAGCAATGAACACAGCGTTCAGTCAGGTTGCCAAAGACATCAAAGCCAACAAGGCTAAACTGGCTCCAGAGACACAGAACGAAGCAGTCGGTGTAGCCCTAGTCGGTGGTCTTTTAGCAGCCCCCGCAATTATGGGAATAGTTGGCAAAGGCGTAAAGATTGTCCAAAACATTTTGGCAAAAGGAAAAGGCGATGAGCCAATTGAAACAAACACAATTATTGAGATGGGTAAAAAGCTTCACCACATTTACCTTGACACTGTTGAAAAAGCCCTTTTCTTTGTAAAAGACGAAAAGAAAAGAAAAAGACTTGCGTCAATTATTTTTCACGCTGTTATCGCTGGTTTATTGGTCGCTTCTGGTAAAGGCTTCTTTAAGGCTCTTGCAAAGCACCAATCTTTGGCAGCGTTCATCGAAGCAATGCTTTCAGCAATTAAGGCAGGAGAACTTGGCGCATTTGCTGTAGAAAGTTTTGGTGCGCTCGCGACAGCACTTGGCACCAGCGCTGAACTCGCTGACGCAGCAGAATTGCTAGACGCAGCAGATAAACTATCAGAAATGTCAGCAATGTCACTCGGCGCAGTCGAAGTCGGTGCTGGTAAAACAAAAGACAACTTAGAGGAAAACAAAATGAATAAGTTAAAAATCACAAAAGGACGCTTGCGCCAAATTCTAGCCGAAGAGGTAGCACGCCACCAAAAGCAAAAACTCAACGAAATGCGAGCCTTTAAAGTTGGCGACCAAGTTAGAGTGGTCGATGGCGGTCTTCGCGGGGCAACAGGGAAGATTATTGAACCAACTACGCTTATAACAGGCGAAGAAGGTTTCGTCCTCGTTCTTGACTCAAATGCCGACAAGCCCGTCTTTGGTAAGGCAGGTGATGAAGTAGTCGTCGGTACTACTAAACTCAAACCACCAGTGAGTGCCACTCTTAACGAAATGACCATGGCAGAAAGAGGCATGGTTGACGCCGAAGACGGCAACCCACCAACAAAGATTGGTCAGGGCAACGAAGAGTACATGAAGGCTTACAATGCTGTTATGAAAAAGATGGGCAAAGACCCACTACCAATGAAACAACCAGACCAAGCCTACCTTGATGCACTCCGCAGCGGACGCCTAGAAGAAATGGGCGCAGCAGAAGAAGCAGCCGAGGCTGACGAACTTGCAGCAGAAGCACTAGAAGAAGGCATGAGCCTCGCCGGTCGCCAAGGCTTCCTACAAGGAAGTAGAGCAGCAAAGGATGGTCTAAGCCCCGAAGAGGCAGAAGCAAAGGCAAAAGAACGAGCCCTCGCCATGTCCGGTAGAGAACTAGAAATGCTTCAACTAACTGGCTTGCCGTCTGCGAGTCCAGAGCAATACGAACTAGCCATGAAAGACGCTCTTGAGGCTTCTGCCAACGCTACGAGCGACTACTTGACACAGTTTGCAAGAGGCTACCACGGCATGATGTCAGAAGAAAAGACCGACAAGCATGATGCCGAGATGAAAGAAAAAGGTTTCTCCGACGCACAAGCCAAGAACCTTCCCGACGAACTACAAAAGTCTATGCTCAAAAAAGAAGTTCGCGCAATGATTGAAGAAATGTTGAACGAAGAAATGCTTTGCGAAGAGTGCGGCGGTATGCACGAAGGCTCTTGCACCGGAGAGTAAATGAAAGAGTTAGAACAACTTATTCTATCCAAGTCCCGTCCAGTTCAGAAAGAAGTAAAACAACTTCAAAAGTCTGAACTGGATAGACTTATTGTTGAGGCTTTCTTGGGGGAACAACAACAAGATGCCGCTGCTCTAAGACAAGCACTAGAGAACCACATCAATAAGGAACTTGAGGCTGGAACTGTTGGCTACATTGGCGACGAGGCAAAGATCGAGCCTCCAAAAAACGGCGTCATAAAGATTCTTAACTTCTCAAAGTCTTATGATGCCCGTCGTGGTCCAAAAGAAAAAATGCTCAACGACCCTTCTCTGAAAGAGTTTGGGTTAATTGACTCTGGAAAAAACAATCCCAGAGGTAACACTTACAAAAGAACCATTAGAACTACAAGTCCAAAATTCACGCTTGAACTTAAACCAAGCGGCAAAGTAGGGCAAGTTGGAAACCCAGCGACCGTTATGGAAGAGGTTCTAGGATACTGGATCAGCGGCAAGAATAAATTTAAAGAAACTTATGGCGACGCTATGGATACAGACCCCGGCTATTTTGGTACGGGCGAAAAAACTTATTTGAAGTTGTATTCCAACAATAATGATTTTAAGGAAATGGTTGATGAATTCCAAGACGCTAACAAGCCTTTTGTATTGACTCCTACCGCTGCTAAAAAAGCTGGGGAAGAAACTGGCTACTCACCTCTGTACATGGAGTTCGTAAATAAAGCATCTCCAAGTTTCGCAGGACAAGTAACGTCCTTTTCCAGAGAAGGCAAGACGGACATTCAAATTATTTCTAAAACTCCACAGTCGCCCTATAACATTTCTATAAAAGACGCTGCAACAGCAACACAGCTTGTTGGCTCACAGGGTGGAGACGCAGCTTTTCACATTTGGTTTGGTGTGCAAGCTAGTAAGCCAGAAATGCCAAGCAAAGAACAACTAACAAATGCGCTACTTGAGGACAAGGCTGGCGACATTAAAGCCATTGCTGACCTGTTTAGCAAGAGAGGTTACGAAGAAATTGGTGGCAACATCAGCGTTGTCAATAAAATTTTAAGCAGATTAACCCAGCTAATGAGCAAACCACAAGAACTGATTGAAGAGGCTGAAAATACAACTATTAAGCTTTTCAACGAACAGGTCAATAACATAACAGACGACGGCAAGAAAAGAATTATTAGAGAGGCTGCAACTGGAGAGTTTAAGTTTTCAGACAAGAAAAATGTGGCAAATTGGATGCTTGAGTTTAGTGAAACAAACCCTGCATTTGAGCCAATGGACAAGGTTCTCGACTCTCTATACAAAACCAATCTAGATAAGTTAAAAATCCGCGTTTCTAGAAGAGGTGACAAACTTCGACAGCGTATTGACAAAGCCGCTTACGAAGACGTTCAAAGAGCAGCAGCCGAAGTTGAAAAAAGTGCAGAGCAAGCCGCCACACAAATTGAAAAAGCTGACGAGTTGAACGAGGGCTTGCTCGACTTTTTGAAAAAAACATTCAACACTTTGGTCGAGAAACTAAAAAAACTTTATGAAAGACTGAAAAAATTTGTTAAAGAAACTGTAGAATCGTTTTATAATGTTTTTGAGGAGGCTTTCAAATCAAGCGACAGCTTTGCAGAGAGCCAAGAGTTAGTAAATTACGAGTTATCGTTTGGGAATTAACAACACGGAGGGAACGTGAAACACTATGACAATGGACAAGACTTACAACAAAAGATTTTAAGCGGAGTTAATAAACTCGCAGACAACGTAGCATCAACATTAGGACCAAAGGGAAGAAACGTCCTGCTACACCAACAAGGTAAAAACCCTATTATTACAAAAGACGGCGTGACAGTCGCACAGTTCGTAGAACTGGAAGACGCATTTGAAAACGCAGCCGCACAAGTTATCAAACAAGCCTCGGAGAAGACCAACAGCCAAGCAGGAGACGGCACAACAACCGCGACCGTACTCGCTCGTGCTATCTTCTCTGAGGCACAAAAGTTTATTGCAGCAGGGGAAAGTCCCGTAGAACTAAAACGGGGCATAGACAAAGCTGTAGAAAAGATTATTTTAGAACTAAAGAACGGAGCGAGACCTGTTCAATCGCGTGAAGACATTCACCACATCGCGACCATTTCCGCGAACGGTGATAAGTCCATTGGCACGCTCATTGCCGAAGCCGTAGATAAGACCGGCAGAGACGGAGCCATTACCATTGAAGAGGCTCGCTCCCTCGACACATCACTTGACCTTGTTGAAGGTTTTATTTTTGATACAGGTTATTATTCTACACAGTTCGTCACCGATGAAAGGAGACAAGCTGTGAAGTATGACGACCCGTTGTTTTTTATTACGGACCACAAACTCTCAACCGTTGATTCCCTCCTTCCCCTCCTTGAGAAAGTAGCCCGTGATGGAAGACCTCTGGTCGTCATAGCCGACGAAGTTGAGGGACAAATGTTAGCCGCGCTTATCGCAAACTCGCTTAGAGGTTCGATGAAGGTGGTTGCTGTAAAAGCCCCACGCTACGGTGAAGAAAGGCGCTCCATTTTGGGAGACCTAGCGCTCGCCACAGGTGGAACATTTGTTTCTCGACAGTCCGGTATGCCACTAACAAGCGTGACCATGGAACACCTTGGTGTCGCAAAGTCTGTGGACATCACAAAGCACTCAACTACAATAGTTGGCGGCAAGGCTGACTACGAAAAGGTCGAGAAGCACATAGAAAACTTAAAAGTTCAAATAGCTGACGAAGCAAACTCTATTGAGGCTTGCACCAGACTACAAGAGCGTATCACAAGACTCGCATCAGGCATCGCCATTATTCGCGTAGGTGCTGCAACCGAAGTCGAAATGATAGAAAAGAAACACCGTATTGAAGACGCACTTGAAGCAGTCCGTTCAGCACAACAAGAAGGCATCCACTCAGGTGGTGGAACATCACTCCTGCGCGCCTCACATTCCGTTGTAGTGGACGTAGATAACCCGACCCAGGAAAGAGGCGTCGAAATAGTTCTCGCCGCTATACGGGCTCCTGTGAGACAAATTTCCTTGAACGCTGGTGCATCACCAGACTTGGTAGAGCAGCAAATAATCAACAGTGAAAGTGGAAAAGGGTATTGCTTTGACACAGATACTGTGGTAGACTATTACTCGCTTGGAGTGATAGACCCCTTGAAGGTGACAAGATGTGCTCTACAAAATGCAGCATCAGCAGCCGGTACTCTTATCACAACAAACTTTGGAATAGTTCAAAAAAATTAAAAAAAGTTTCACTTTTCCCCTTGACATTCCCTGAAAACGTCCTATACTGTTATTGAGAGTTGAGAGGAGTGAAGTTATGGGATACTACCGACGATACACAAAGCGCCCCGCTCCTGAAGCCTGGGCGTCAGAGCGTGTCTCCGAAGTGAAACAACGTATTCAAGCCCTCCGTGACGGTGGTCGTTTGACCCCCAAGTTCACGGAGGTTCTTGATTCTTTTGAGAACTACATCAATGATAAGTCTTGCTTGACTCCCGGTCAAGAAAACTTTCTCAAAAACATTGAGCGACAGTGTTTGCCCAATGAGCAATGGGAAACAAACTTTACTGAGGAAATGCGGGAACTTGCAGTTCTTGCTGCTAAATACTATAAAACGACCCCTTACTTTCAACACCTTTCAGACAAGGTGTTAACCGACCCTGACTACATTCCTACTGAGGACGAGTACAAAAAGATTGTTCTCAACAAGTATGCACAGAAAGCCATCAAGGCTTACCGCGACCCTGCCAAGTGGCAGAAGGGTGAGCAGGCTGTGATTCGTCAGACTCTGACCTACAACCACCTCCCGCACAGTATTGCGACCATCGGCGTCGCTAAACGTCTGCGTAATACAAAGGTTCTGGTTGTAGAGCATGTGGTTCGCCCTGGGCTTTACAAGGTACTCAAAGTAATGTGTACCGCTGCTCCTGAGTTGGGTGTCATCGAACTTGAAGAGCGTTGGCTCAAAAACGTTCGCAAAGGTAAGAAATAATGGAGAAATAAATGAATGTTCAAATAACTTTAACGGTGGACTTGGATGAAATACCATCTAAGTGCGCCGTGCTTCTAGATGAAAGAATGAACGAGGCAGTTAAACACATTGACTACACTCGTGCTTCTGTAAATAATAGTCTACACAATGGCACCGCCCCTACCGCACAAATGGTAGCGGAGATTGACCAATTGCGTAAGACACTTTATCTTCTTGATGCTCGCCTTGGCGAGACAGAGAGGATGCTGGCAGGGTATATTCAGCAAAAACTCCCCACTGTTGCGAACCCTAGTCAAAGGGAGTTGCTAACGGAGGGACCAAATGGTGAAGAAGGGTGACTTAGTTTACATACCACAGAATACGAGGATAAGTGTTCCAAAAGAGTTTAGAAGCAAGGTGGCACTACCAGCTTCAACCCCAGAGCCTTTGCGTGGTATTTTAGTAGAAATGGATGATAACTTATCAACGGTTTATCTTGCTGGTGAGTTGGTAACAGTAAAAACAGCAGACGTAAAAAAATGGAGGAATAATGGTCAGGCTAGTTCAGTTGAGAAGGAATTCTACCCAGGGTTTTTCCCTAAAAGAGACGTGGGTGAGCGGATTTAACATTATCTCTGTCGAAGAAGACGAGAACATGGCAGAGTTTTTCAGGGATAACAAGGACCAGTTCCCCGAAGGGCTAAGTGCCAATACTGTGTTTTCTAAGATTCGTCTTCTTGGAGTAGGGGCAGCAACGGACTACTTACAAGTGATTGGCTCACCTGAGTCAGTCGCAGATAAGTTATGAAATTAATTATTGCTCTTCTCCTAATGGCTTCTGCCCATGCCATTACTTGGTTCACATACAATGGGCAGTTCGTATGGGAGGAATGGAGCAAACGACCGTTAGCCACAGCGCTATTGCTTGGACCACCAGCGACACTATTGTTCTGGTGGTCTTCGCGTTATGGCTACCAAGCACTTGGTTCAGCATGGTCAGTTCGTTTCCTGGCTTTTGCTGCGTCTTATTTTGTGTTTCCTATTTTAACTTATGTTTTTATGAAAGAATCTTTTCTGGAACCAAAGGTTTTAGTCTCAATGTTTCTTTCTATTTTGATAATTTTTATTCAAGTTTATTGGAAATAACCCTTGACATTTACTCTCACTGTGCTATCTTGTGTATGTGAGGTGAGGAAATGAAACACCACGGTTGGTCACGCAAAGACAACTTCAAACGCGGAGACGGTTTTATCCACAACCGCTGGGGTTATTCTATTTTTGGCTGCCGTACCGTTGAGAAAAACTACGGTGTTGTTCTTGATGTTTCCCTCGTGCCTGAAAGAAAAGTACAATATGTGGATGGCACTTCCTCAGTTATTGCCAAGCCCTGGTGGCGAGCAGACGTTGTTTATGCTGACGGGAGGAAGGACTATCTCCCCTTGACTTGTATGGAGAAACTATGAACCTTGGCTATGCGTGCATCAATATGTCCCTCTCAAAGAACTTGCCGAGAGGACAAAAGAAAGTCACCACCAACCGTTCTATGATAAAGCGCACATACCTGCAAAAAGGTGTGGCGTATGCGTCAGAACTGTCTCTCAAAAACTGCGAGGACTTAGAAAAGATTATTGAGTGGAACGAGCAGAACAACATCAAGTTCTTTCGCATGTCCTCAGAACTTTTTCCGTGGGCGTCAGAGCATGGCATCAAAGCATTGCCCGACTACGAGCGCATCGCAGAGGTGCTACACCGCGCAGGCAACAAAGCCAAGCAGTATGGTCAGCGTCTTTCGTTCCACCCTGGACCTTTCAACGTCCTAACGAGCAACAAAGAAAACGTCGTACTGAACACTATCAAAGACCTCTCTATCCACGGTGAGGTTATGGACTTGCTTGACCAGCCTCGCACACCGTATGCCAAAATCAACATTCACGTTGGCGCAACATACGGCGACAAGCCCGCTGCTCTTGCTCGCTTCTGTGAGAACTTTCATCGCCTTCCAGAGTCAGTAAAGACTCGCCTAACAGTCGAGAACGACGACCGTGCGAGCATGTATTCTACTCGTGAGTTGGTAGAGAAAGTTCATTCACGCATCGGCATTCCTGTTGTCCATGACCTTCACCACCATACTTTCTGCCCCGGTGGGCTCTCAGCCGAAGATGCTATTGGTCTGGCTGTAAAGACCTGGGGTGATGTGAAGCCAGTTATTCACTATTCGCAGTCCCGCGCAGAAGAGCAGGGAGACCCCTCTATCATGGCAAAGGCTCACAGCGACTCTTATTGGCTTCCTGTGGAGACCTATGGTTATGATGTAGATGTTATGTTAGAAAGCAAACGAAAAGAATTATCGCTCTTCAAAATGCGAGAGTTGCTTGGACAAAAAGGTTGACACCTAGCGCCAGATGGAGTAGAATTGTACCAAATGAAGTTACCCCGCTTGTAGCGGGTGGGCTGGAAACAGCAGGCGAGTGGGCGGTTGCTCGCCACAGGACGATGAAATGAAACAATGTCAGTTCATAAGAACCAACAACGAAGCAGGTTCTATTTTTGTTCCTATGCCTAACTCTTGGGAGCGGCATCAGTGGCTCAAAGGTTATTTTGGAAAAGAGTGTTCTGTTGTTGGAAGAGTGTTGTGGAGCCTCCTCACCTATGAATACGAAGTTATGGTTCTTATTGAAGAGAACGGAATATTTCGTGAGGAAAAGAAAGAATGAATTATAAAATAATTGAAAACACAACAGCAGACGATTTCCTTTTGGAGATGCTGAGGTTAGGCAAACCTGTTGAATGCTCTTTGGTCGGTGTCTTTGATGAAGGCAGCGGTAAGCGAGGAAGCAGACGAGAGATTGACCTACCGCTTCACAGAGACGGCGACTATTCAATAGCAAAAGCAATCGAGCATAGCATTGATTGGGTTGGACTTTATTGTATTCGTGAGGGCGAAGCGATGACCCTTATTGAAGATGGCGGCGAGGTCAAAGAAATAAACTTGAAGAAAGGTCAAGCAATTATCTTTGACAACAGGTTCTGTCGTCATGGTCGCAAAGGTAAAGTTGGCGACCGCATTTTACTACGAGTTTGGGTTGAAGATGAAACGGGATGATAACCCCTAGTTATTAGCACACGCACATTACACAGGTGATAGTAGGTCATACCCCAGCCAAGTGAATTGGGGGAAGGGGGTGAAAGCCCCCTTCGTTGTATTTATTGTATGAAACATCTTATCCTTGTCTTGGCACTATTGTCATCTTGCTCCGACACACCAGAAAACAACAGGGTCTGCATCAAAACGAAAACAGAAGTAAAAGAAATAAATGGAACTCTTGTTGAAGTTTCAGAGTGTAAGAAGTGGGCAGAGAAAACAGACGCTGAATAACTATTTATTTGTATGAGCGATGCATTTATTGTTTATTTTATCGGTGTTGTTGTTGGTATTGTTATCGACAACATCTTCTGGTATGCCCTCGCAAAAATAAAAGAAGAACAATAGTTTGACACAAAAAGAAACTATTTAGTGGGACAGGAGTCCATAAAATGAAAAAAGACCTTATCCGTGAAATGGTTGAGCAATACTTGCTCCAAGAAGTTTCAATCAAAAAACAAAAGCACCCCTTCAAGGCTATCCTAATGACAGGACCAGCCGGTGCAGGTAAAAGTTTCACTTCCAAGAACCTTCTGGGTATCCCGGCTGAAGTTCGTCGCTTCACACTCAACCCAGACGAGATTATCGAGGACATTTTCCCACGCTTTGGTCTTCCACTAAACTTTATTCAGGATGAGGATGACCCCATCGCCGCAGCACAACAAGAAATGCGTAAGCTGGCTCAAATTGCAACAAAGTCAAAAGCCGCAGGATACATCAACCGTGCAAAACCACTGTACTTTGATACAACTGGCGAGAACACTAAAAAAATGATTCCTGTTCTGGAACAACTCATTGAACTTGGCTATGACGTTGGCATCATCAAAGTTTCAGTACCAAAGCAAACTTCTATTGGCAGAGACCAAAAAAGAGACAGAACAGTTGGCGAAGAAATTACTGACAAAATTTGGAGCGACTACCAGAAAAACGTCGTTGAGGATAAAGCCTATGACCAGTGGGCAGCAGGACAGGCTTACGCCAAAGTTCTAAACCCTGACGTGTTCTACAATGTTTATAACCTTTCTGACGAGGACTCCTACGACAAGGAAGGCGAGTTGATTGCCTACGCCCGTTCAAAAGTATTAGATGTGAAGGGCGATGTAAATGTTTCTATTGAACAAATGGACACAGTTATTGCCAACCTCAAAAAAGAAGTAGGCGACTTCCTTACACCAAAAGACGTTCCAAACCCCGTTGGCAAAGACCTCTACGAAGGCATGAAGGCTCTTCTAAAAATGTCAAAGGGTATCCTCGGCAACGAACTAACAGACTTTTACACAGTTGCCATCGACGCTCCAATCGCCCTTGAAAACGCCGCTGTCAAAAAAGCGGTCGATAGAATTGCAGAGATAACAGATGAAGCAGACTTAGAGAAGTCCCTGCTCGCGCTCGCTGGTAGAGTTGGTAAAGCCGCCCGTGGCAAAGCCAAGGGTGAAGAGGCAAGAACCGCCGCAGACATTATTGCGACAGCAAAAGAAGCCGGTGCAGAACTTACCGAGGCAGAAAAGAAACTCGTGAAAGAAGTTGCTCGGCGTGTTGTCGAGAAAGTAAAAAAAAACTAAAGTTTCCACCACCCTACCGTGAGCCAATGCTTGACGACTCGGTTTATCCTCTTGAAGAGGAATGGTCCGAGAAAGAAAGAAAAAGGCGCAAAGCAAAGTGTGATAATCCAAAAGGTTTTACAATGAAACAGTTTTGTAAAAACCAACGCACCCGTTCCAAGAAAGGTCAAAAGAAAAATTGATAGAGCAGCCCTATCTTGACACAGAGTTTGAGAAAGGAGAACTTCTGACCGTTGTTCCTTGGGCAGAAAGACTTGACCCACCGTGGCTAACAATGAGCGTCACAGGCGAGTATGAACGCCACCCTTACGCTGGACAGAAAGTGCTATTTTTGTTGACAGATAATGTAAACTTTGCTAAGATACTAGGGTGTGATGGAGTTGACATCATCGCTATAGAATTCTTACGCAGAGGATAAAATGAAATGGATAATGTTTGGGCTTGGGGCTCTGTTCAGCCTAACTCTTTTGGGTGCGACAGGTTATGTCCTATTGCGCCTTTTTTTAGTAAATAAAAGCGAATTTACCGACTTTGACCCTTGACATTCGCCTCTAGCGTCCTATACTGTTATTGAGAGATGGAGGTGCTGAGGTGAGTTACAACGGAACAGTGAGGTGTGGCTGGTGTGCCGAAGAAGGGCACAACAAACGCACTTGCGCGAGGTACAAAAGGTACTTGGAAAAAAACTCTCACCACCCCTTCATCTCCATGGAGATTGAAGACCGCAAGACAACAAAGTGCTCTTTCTGCGGTGAGCGCGGACACAACAAGCGCACTTGCGAAGTCAAGACCAAACAGAAAGCAGCCCTACAAGTCTGGGACAACGAGTCAGCCAAAACACTGTCTCAACTCTGTGGCAAACTTGGCATCGGTCGTGGTGCTGTGGTTCGCACTGAGACCGGCTGGAACGATTGGCAGACAGGCGTTGTTGTTGGTCTTGTTTGCGACGGCTTTGACCACACCTATGTTTCCTTCTTGGGCGACGAGCCCAAGTTGCGTGTTGCTCTGCCCAACGGCGAGAAGGTAACCGCTTGGGCTCCGCACATTGATGAGGACAAAAAGAAAGAAGTTCTGGATAGCGTTCGCTCCATTCAACTTCGCGAGAAGGTTGAAACTTTGCTTCGTCATTGGGGCTACGTTCGGACAACAATGGTCGCTCCCAGTTATCAGCCTGTGGAAGCCACAAAGGTCAAGCGAACAGAACTTGTAAAGTACAGTGAGAGCGAGAACGACAAGTTCTTGGAAAAGGTTCATAGCGCAACAGAAAAGGCAAAATGGTTGCGAGAAGAGTTGGTATAAAGGAGAAAAGAATGCATTATCTACAAAAACAACTTGATGGCTTCGTTAGCGAGATTGAGACGCTGGTTCATAACCACTACAAGGAGCGTTTCCCATCTCTTGAACTTCCAGAAATTGGAGTTGATAACGGTCGCAAGTATTGGCGAATCTGGACTACCTCTGGTCGTTCCACTTCTGTCTTTGGCTTTGTTCGCAAGGACGATGGAGCCATCTTGAAGGCTGCGACTTGGAAAGCGCCACAGACCAAAACAAAAACTGCTGTGCGTGGCTACCTCACCGATGAGGACCGCATCAACACTTGCACTGCATACGGCATTGTTTATGCCCGATAAAGAAGGAGAAGAGATGTATCAAGACCAACTAAAAACTTGTGAAGGGCTTATTTCCACAGAGTATCTTTTGAATGCTTCAAATGAAGGACTTGTGGGCGACGACATTTATGAGTCCATGTCAGCGGTTCTCAACCTCTACAAGTTGGGAATGCTTGAAGTGGCTTACGATGACCGCGTTGGAGCGGTGACGGTCAAGTCAAAAGAAGGGAAGGTACCAGATGGCATTTTCTAAGGGAGACTCGTTCAAGTTCCATTACTACGAGGGCTACGGAGACCGGCTTCTGGTTGAAGACACTTGTGTCGTCACGAAGGTTCAGAAGATAGACAACAAAACTATCGTCAATGTTGTCTGGGCTTCAAACGGTTATCCAGATGTTTTCTATGCCCGAGAACTAGAAGAAAAAATTTCTTCAAAAAAAGTAATTTATTTTCCGATTTCCCCTTGACAAGAGCGTATTTCATCCTATCTTGTTATTGAGAGATGGAGGAAACGAGATGAGCTACAACGGAACTGTGAGATGCGGGTGGTGCTACCAAAAAGGACACAACAAGCGTTCATGCCCTCAACGCCGCAAGTTGGCTGAGGAGCGTGCGGAGGCAGGTGACGATTACTTGCTTCGCCAGATGAACAGCAAAAAGAAAGTCACCTGTGGGTGGTGTGGGGAGCAAGGGCACAACGCTCGCACTTGCCCTGTCAAGAAACGCGCCGAAGGTGAGTTGCCTGAACTGAAACGCTTGCTAGAAAAGTTTGTTCTGCAAACTTGGGGAGCCAAGGTTGGTAGGGGCACGATGCTCAAACGCCAACATTGGGATGGTGGCAACATCTACTTGGCGACAGGTATTGTTGGTAACTTCAATGTCAAGTTTAGTTCCTATCTGTTCCGCTGGTTGAACGACACAGGTAACGATGAGCGCTATCCTTTCATTGGCTACGTTCAAAGCCTCCTTGAAAGTTTTCACCTAACCGGCGTCCAGCCCACTGGTGAAAAGACGTGGGTCAATATGCCCCACACCAGCTTTGAGGTTCTTAACAACTCTATTGGGTGTGGCTACTCCTTTATCGAGGCTGGTCCAACAACTGGCGTGCCTTGTCCGGTCAAAATCAACCTTGAACTTGGCAAGGGCATGACAGCAGAAAACGTTATGCTCCACAAGAAAGGTTTGAAGATTATTACTGGTGAGTGTGTCAAATGAGAGAAGTTTTTGAAGTTGGACAGTTGGTAAGAAGTGTTTGGGATGGCGACTACGGCGTTGTCTATAAACGAGAGCCTAAGCCCGGTGGTGTTGGAGACGACTACTTTTACTCAGTCTATTGGCAGACCGGACCCGTTAGCGATGACCTGTGCTCAGAGTCGCTAGACCTCTGCACACCAGAATATTGGGAAAAAGAAATAAAAAAAGTTTGATTTTACCCCTTGACAACGGACATTTCCGTCCTATATTGTAGTTGAGAGATGAAGAAAAGGAGAGGAAATGAGTTGGTCAGGGACGGTTAGATGCTCTTGGTGTGGAGAAGACGGACACAACAAACGCAGTTGTCCTTCGCGTCGAGAATACATCGACTCAGCCGCCGACTCTGGTGCTGAGTGGGCTAAACAAGAGCAGCGCCAAATGAACCACCGAAAAGCCGTTCACTGTGGCTGGTGCGGTGGCAAAGGACACAACGCTCGTTCTTGCGAGCACAAAAAACAAGTTATTACCAAGCTCCCTGCGGTAGAGACTCGTTGCCACAAAATTATTGAGCTTCTTATTGGAAACCAGATTGGCAAGGGCTCAACTGTCAAAAAGACAACCAAAGATGAGTGGCATCATCCAAACTATCCAGAGCGCGCAGTTGTTCTTGGGTTCTACGCGAACCTCAACCTTGGAGACAGACTCCCCAGCAAGAAGTTTCTGCAAGACACTCGTTGGACAAACCGTTGGCTTTACTGGTTGGCTCACACTGTGTCTGTTAAGTCGCTCAACGATAACGGAGAGCGAGGCTGGGTTTCTATGCCAGACATTTCTTGGATGGGTGTGGGCAAGGATGCCGCTAACTCGGTAGGACACCAGAACTACCGTGTTCAAAGTTGTGTGCTCGGTGGTATGCCCTTTGACACTAACACAGTCAAGGTTGGCAAGGGTGTGCTCCCCCATCAGGTTGATGGCTTCATCGAGTTCTTGGACGGAGTTATCGAGAAACTTGGAGAGAGGAAAAATAAATGCTAGTAGTTCTAGTTTTTAGTTTCGTGGCAGGGTTCATTGTAGGTGAGGTTGCCACTACTATTTTTTACAAGAATGGAGGAAAGAAATGAATGATGCTATCTTTTTTGTAGGTTGCTCTATTGGAGGGTTTCTTCTAGGACTCTCAGTATCTATGGGAGCAACTGACGGTCAGCATGATAAGCGTGCTGCTATCTGTTTGGCTCAGACTCACACTAACGAGTTGGGTAGTAAAGCAAGCCTTGAGTTCAAGGAGCGCTATGACCGTTGTATGGACATGTGGGAACGAAAGTAATTGACAAGTCCTTGAAATTTTAGTACAATACGAGACATAACAAATAAAAGGGCAAAGCCCAAAGGAGAAATGATGATTAACCTTTCAGACTTGAAGAAAACTAAGAACCAAGTCACCTTTAATAAAACCTACGATGTTTGTTCACTCGATAGCTTTGAGACGGTCAAACTAATGAGCGACATTAAGCACAACAACGGTACGGTTTCTGCCGATTGCATTGTTGTTGACTATCAGGACATTAGCTCCAAAGGGCGACCCTTTCAGACTCGTGTGCGTGACACAGTTGATGCCAAAATTATTAAGTTGACAGCCCAGATTAAGAAGGATGGGTTATTGCGCGTTCCAACTGTTCGATACAACTCAAAGACAAAGGTGTTTGACTTGCTTGGTGGACACCACCGTCTATCAGTTTGGTACGAACTTAACAAACCAACTGAGAAAGACCCTGATACGCCTTGTATGGCTCCGGTTTGCGTTGTTGATTTCAAGAACGATGAAGACCTACATAACTTCCTTGCCGATGACAACAACCACCCCGAAAGTTGCAATCACAACGCCGAGGACGCAAAAAAGTTTTTGCAAGATAAAGAAGAGATGGGAGCGTTTAGAAACTTGAGTGATTCACAAAAGGAAGCAAAACAACAAGCTTATCTTGAGCATCACTTTGGTTATACCCAGCGTAAAGCAAAGAACTTTGTCAAGAAGTTGGGAACAAAGAAGATTTCAAGTTTCATTAAGCCAAAAGCCTCAGACATGAAACAAGCACAGCGGAAGGCTTGGGGCTACGCTAGTTCCAGTAAGCACACAGCTACGCCAGAGGCAGATGGTTGTAACTACCTGCAAGGTAACACTCAAATGTATCAGAACACTGTTGGCAACTTCCGTAAGCACTTTTGGCGCGCTCGTGAAAACTGTCCAGGGCAGACCTTCAAGCTTCGCTTGGCTACCCATGTTCAGATTACGGACAGCACCACTTCTGAGACAATCAAAGCCAATCGACGGGCTGTTCTAGAAGACCTAGCAAACGAGAACAAGAACATGTACATTCCTCTTGGCGTAGGTCTTATTGACGGGGTTATTTTGATGGAGCAAATCAAAAACGGCACTGACGCTGACGCTGTTTACAAATGGGATAATGTCTCCGAGCAGTTTGTTTTTGACCGCAACCTTTAAACAGAATGTGCCCCACTCTGCTTCGGTAGGGTGGGGCATTTTTTTATGCCGAGACATAAAATGAAAACATTAACAATTGAGTCAAAGACACATGGCACACATCATGTCCTCTTAGATGATGAGGATTATGATAGGGTTGTTGCAGAGGGTAAGTGGTGCATCGGCAAAGACAGGAGTCGCGGGGTCTTTTATGTAAGACGGGCAACGCCAGCAGACGAGAACGGAAAGCAAAAAGCGATTTTGCTTCATCGGTTTATTATGGATGCCCCAAGGGGAAAAGTAATAGACCACATCAATGGAGATGGTAGAGACAATCGCAAAGAAAACTTGCGTATCTGCACCATTGCTGAGAATAGCAGGAACTGTAATAGACCTCCACAGGGAAAGGTTGGTTATCACGGGGTTATACGCCGCCGCTGGCGTCAAACGAAAAAATACTATGTGTTGATTAGGTTTCAAGGCAAGCGGCACTCCGGTGGTGGGTTTTTTACAGCCGAAGAAGCCGCAATGGAGTATGACAAACTAGCCAGAGAGCACCACGGTGAGTTTGCGACTTTGAACTTCCCTGACGGTGTGCCACCAGATGTGATGCAGAAGATTGTCGCTGGTCAAAAAGAGTATGAAGAGATTAGATGTCGTCGCCCCGCAGAGAAACAATCAAATCAAAAAGGTGTGTGTTGGCACAAGAATTACAAGAAGTGGCGAGCCCAACTTCGCAGGAAGTGTCTAGGCTATTTCAAAACCGAAGAAGAGGCAATCGCCGCTAGACTCCGTGCCGAACGTGAAGTTGCCGAGGACAATAAATAAAAGGATAAAAGAGATGAGCAATAAAGAGAGAATGAGAAAACTCAATAAGATTAGAGCAATAGAAAAGGAAGAAGCACGAGCATCTGAAAAGGAATGGGAGGAGCAACAGGCTGCCGACGCACAAGTGTTACCCATTCTCCGCGAAGTCTTCAAAGAATTCTCAGAAGACATTCCAGAGAACCAACGCTCCCCTGATGAAAGAATCTGCAAATGCTATGCTGTGTTTCCAGCATCACAAATGGTTCATCACAAATATGGACCAGACAAAGATGCTTGTCCACGGTGTGGTTATGTAGAGTCTTTTGGCGATGTGCAAAAGATTGATGATTGGTGGTTGACTTATGTTTTTTGGTCAGGCTACACTTTTGATGATTGCAGACGGTGGGGTTATCTTGGTGTCCCACTTCCAGAGTTGCCAAAAAAGGAGGAGACTCAACAGGAGAAGCAGGAGAGGTTTGACCGTCGCAAGAGGCGTCTAATGAAAGAATTCTTGCAAGGTCGGATCACCGAGGACGACTTGCCACCCTCATTGCTCCGAGAGATAAAAAAATTATGATTATAAAGGGGAGAGTGTATAGACTAAAGTATGAAGAAGATAAAGACATGCCATTCCCCCATGTAAAGAAACTATCACCACCACCATTAGTATTAGCATTAGAAGAAGAAGGAATAAGAGAAGGAATAGCCTTAGTAAAAGTCTTATATGAAGGTAAGGTAATAAGGGTTCCAGTATGGCATTTGTATGACCCGTATGAAGGGGGGTTAGGTGAGTGATAGTGAGTGTGGATAAAAGTGGAGAGAAATGGGGGAGAAAGGGAAATGTGGAGCAACTGTGGTTCTTACTGTGATGCAGGCTGTGGGTCAGCCCTGTACTTGGCGCACAAGGGGGGGAGAAGTCAAGAACTTTTTTAATAAAAAAAAATAAAAAAATAATCAAAAAAAATGCACTTTTCCCCTTGACAAAGCCCCTTTCTGTCCTATATTTATAGTGGAGATGGGAGGGAGCACAGAGTTCCCCAAAGGAGAAAAGAATGGCTATCGACTTCAAAACTTTCAACCTCATTGTTGACCACGTTCTGCGCGACGGAAAGCCCGTTATGATTCGCGGTCGCCACGGTATTGGTAAAAGCCAAGTTGTCTATCAGACAGCGGAGCGCTGGAACCTTCCTGTGGTTGAGCGTCGTGCTTCACAGATGACCGAGGGTGACCTCATTGGTCTGCCACAGGTTGAGGGAAATGCCACTAAGTGGCTCGCTCCTGATTGGTTCCGTCGTGCATGTGATGAGCCTGTGTTCCTCTTCCTTGACGAAGTTGACCGTGCCATCCCAGAAGTTCGTCAGGGCATCATGGAGTTGACTGACTCCCGCAAGTTGAACGGTTGGCACCTTCACCCCCAAACACAGATTGTTGCTGCGGTCAACGGTGGTGAAGAGTGTGCCAGTGCTTACCAAGTGAGTGAGCTTGACCCTGCCGAGCTTGACCGCTGGGTCATCTGGGACATTAACCCCACTGTTGAAGACTGGTTGACTTGGGCGAAAGATAACGTTCACACCCTCGTTTGGGACTTCATCAACCAGAGCCGAAACCACTTGGAGCACAACGAAGACCCTGAGCCTAACAAGGTTTACCCTTCGCGTCGTTCTTGGCATCGCCTAAACGACTGTTTGGTCAAGGGTGCTCTTGTCGAGGACAAAGGTGCTCTCGATGTTGTCTACCACTTGGCAACGGGTTATGTCGGCTTTGAGGCTGCTGTGGCGTTCAAGGACTTTGCCAAGAACTACGAAAGCCAGTTGACTGTCGAGGCTATTCTTGACGGTGCGGTTGACAAGGTGAAAGACCTTTCGACTCACAAGGTCAATGCTCTCAACGAGAAGATGACTGTCTTCCTCAGCGAGAACGAGTTGACTGACAAGCAGGTTGATAACCTGGCTGCTTACTTCGGAAATGTGCCCGCCGAGCTTGCGGTTCATTTTTGGGGTGAGGTAGCCAAGGCTGCCCCTAATGCTCTGGATACTCTCCACACTAAGACTGTCGGTGATAAGCCTTTTGGCTTGTTTATCGCAGACCTTTTGGCGTGAGGTAAAGTAGAGGCTGACTGTCTCCACAACTCATCTCCGGTCAGTCTCGGTGGTGAGGGGCGAAAGCCCCTTGCCATTTTTTACATAGCGATAGGGAGCCTGAAACACAGTTTTGGTTCACTTTTCTCTAGGTGAAAGTTGAAAGGGAAAAGAGGCTATCCCCGTTTCCAGTCTTGTATCGCAGGTTCGCCAAAAAGTGTGCCAAAATGCCGAGAACCACAGAAATAAAAACAGCGATACAAGCCTCCTATCGCACTTTTTATTCACTTTTCTCTAGGCGAAAGTTAAAACTTTTTTCGAGAAAAGTAAAAAAAGTTTATAAAATGACCTTGACAAACCATTATTCCGTCCTATCTTGTATATGTAAGGTGATGGAGAGATGATGACTGAAACGAAACCCACTTTTGACTTGTCAAGCGAGCTAGTAAAGCTTCTCAGTGAGGAGCCCTTCTACGCCGCTCTGTCCCGCAGGATGGACAAGCGTCTAAGCACACTGCTTCCCACTGCTGGTGTTCGCCTTAACCCTGACACTGAAAGTTTTGAGTTGCTGGTCAACCCTGCCTTCTTTGAAGGGCTCCCGAAAGACCAACGTAAGGGAATTCTGTTCCACGAGTTCTGGCACATTATCTTGGGACACGTCACTGGACGACGCCCCGATGGTGTCAACCACAAAGCCTGGAACATCGCTACTGACCTAGCCATCAACTCGCTGCTGACCAACGAAGGTCGCAAGCGTTACCTTCTTCCTGAGAACTGCTGTCTCCCAGGCGAAGGACCGTTTGAGCAATACCCTCACGGTCTGTCCGCTGAGAAATACTTGGAGATGCTGAAGAAAGAAGGTGGAGACGATGAAAGCAAAAGTAATGAAAAGGGTGATGGTAGTCCTTCCGAAGATGAGGGCGAGGGCTCTTCCGGCAACGGGGGTTCTGGTGAATCACAGGGTGGTGGCTCTAACAACGGTGAAACCCTCGATGACCATAGTGGTTGGGAAGAAGGTGAGGGAGGTTCCGCTGCTGCCGACATTGCTAAGGAAAAGCTGAAAGAGGCTATGAAAGCCGCGGCTGAAGAGTCCGCTTCTGGTCGAGGCTTTGGTTCGTGCGAGGGCAACGCAAAAAAACTTGTGATGGATGCCATCAAGCCAAAGGTTGATTGGAAGAAAGTCCTCAGAAGTTTCGTCAACACTTCTGTTCGAGCTAACAGGAAACACACTGTCAAGCGCATCAACAAACGCTTCCCTTACATTCATGCTGGTAGTAAGGTAAAGCGAGAAGCAAAGATTGCAGTCTGCATTGACCAGAGTGGTTCGGTTGATGACCAAATGCTCGTCAAGTTCTACGCTGAGTTGAACAAACTGTGTGACCTAGTGAGCTTCGACATTATTCCCTTTGACAGTGACGTAGGTGAGAAACACATCTACACTTGGCAGAAAGGGCAGAAGCGTGCTTGGGAACGGGTGATGTTCGGTGGTACTTGCTTTGACGCACCGACTAGGTATGTCAATGACAATGCCTACGACGGTATGATTGTCTTGACTGACATGCTTGCTCCCAAGCCTAAGCGTGCCAAGTGCAAGCGACTGTGGATGACAACTGCTGACTACGCAGAGCGACCCTACTTCAACCCTGCGCCTGAACGTATGATTGTTGTGGACTAACGGAGGTTTGGATGAAAGTTGTGATTGAAGAATTGGCTTGTGTCGTTTTCTGCTTGACAACTATCTTTGGTTGGTATATAATCTTAGCTGTGTGAGAGTACCCCCTCCCCCCCACGGGGGGGTACATACCGGAATGTATGTGCCAGTTGGCACGGACCTTGCCCTATTATGACATAGTACACGAACAACACACGGGTAATTTTTTGAGATTTGACTTTTACCGGACCCACAGTACGGAGCACAACGATGCCAAAGATACGCACATTCAAGCGAGGTGAGCTTGTAAGGGACGTTCTCACCCCACAGCGTCGTCTGGGTGTGGTCGTCAAAGCGCACGCTTCTAACGCAGGTCTGTACACAGTCTTTTGGGCAACCACCGGCAAAGATACTCTCAGCTTTTGGGCAGACTTAGAAGCAGTTCATAAAACGGAGTGACCCAAAAAATTTCGCGAAAATTTTTCCCAGATTTAAGGACCACAGTAATGATTGACAAAATCTTAAACAAAGAAATGACAATTAAAGAGTTTGCCACAATTTGCGGCACAGTTGATACAGACGAGTACAATGAGCGACGCGATTTCATGGAAGCGAACAGAAAGCTTTTCCCAGAGGATTACGCGAGCGGGCGAACAAACTACATCAAGTTTCAAAGGATTATCTGCACCCTGTCCAACGGGCTTATCACCTATGGAGGACAAGGCAAAGGGCTTCCAGATTGTTATGTCGGTGACCAATGGTGTGAGACTAAAGCATACAGTCCTAAAGGACGTGTCACAGATGTTGCAGCGTCAGGCTTTTTTGGCAACAATTGTAATGTTGGCGAATGGAAGCTTTTAAAAGAACAATCTGACCAAGCTGCTAAGGACTTTTTGTTTGAACGGTCATACAACAAAAACGCCTACTACTGCCTAACCGGCACAAAAAAGTGTGACACACCCTTTGAACAAGTAAAACTAATTTTTGTTACAAAGGACACACTCATCAAGCACCTTAAAGACGATTACCGAAAGCTTGACCTAGCCTCTTTGCGCGGAGCGCTTAAATAATGTTCAAACCCGGTGACCTACTTATCCACTGCTCCCGCAAAGACCTACGCTACCTTGTTTTAAAGGTCCACACTACCGAAGAACGATTAGGGCTCCCGCCCTTACAATGGCTCACAGTTATGTGCGAAGGAACCAAACATGACTGTTGGTCATCGAGCTTCACAAAAGCTTAAACGCGGTGACTACGTGACCCACCTTCATAAACTTGGGTCACGTTTGCTTATCGTAAGAATAAGCACCTATGACCGGGTTTATGTATGGGATGGTGAAAAAAAATTTCTTTGTGAAACACAATATTTGCAAAAAATCCCTTGACAAACGCTTCTAGCGTGTTATATTGTGCATGTAAGGAGTTGAGAGATGAGAAGTTTTTACGACAATAGTGGTTATGAGCGGTACAACGACTACCCCCGCGAGCATCGCGGTGGCATGGATGAGTACCCGGACTACTGGTTTGCCGATGACAATGACCTAGAGTCTCAGTACCGCGCCGCAGGCATGGTCCTGCATAACGGAGTGTGGGTCATGCCTCATCAGGTGGAGGACGACAATGTTTAAGCGTGGAGACCTTGTTCGCTCAAAGAACCAAAGCTTTCTTCCTTGGACCGGCATTGTGCTACAACGTGATAAAGACGAACAAGGAACAATGTTTGTTCAAGTGCGAAGAACAGAACCAACCACGCTTGGCGCATGGGTTGTTTGGGAACTTGAAAAAGATGTGTGTAAGGCGGGTCAATGAAACGCGGTGACCTAGTGTTGGCTGACGCCTCTTGCGCTCCACAGTGGTGGTTCAGCAAAGAGGAAAAGCCTGAACAAAAAATGCTAGTCGTGCTTGTAGAACGGATGCCCGACATAGATGGGTGGCGCTGTTATTCACCCAAGTACAAAACTAATTTTGAGTTTTGGGAGTTTGAACTTGAAACGCGGTGACCTTGTGCGCTACAAAAGTGGTGCAACGCTGGAAGAATGTGCGGCTGGTGTTGGCGTTGTTATTCAACCGGCAAGAGGAAACAAACCTGCCCTTGTTTGGTGGTCAAAGATGGAAAAAAGTCTTTTCACCCCAACTCCTTTTTTGGTGAAGCATGAAACGCGGTGATTTAGTTTATGAAGCACCTTACCCCGAAAGGGGCATTGTGTTAGAGATGCTTAAAGGGGGTTCCGTGAAAATCCTGTGCCCCGATGGGCGCGTCACAAAGTTTTCAAAAAAATACGCAGATAATCTGGTGGTGGTAAATGAAAAGCGGTGATTTGGTTCGGCTTACCGGAACTTCAAAGATTGGTTTAGTGTTGGACGTTCTTGAAGCACGAGGTGGTAGAAAGACGTGCGGCGTCTGGTGGATACACAGTCAAAGAAAGGGTCGAGCGTGGATGCACGCTTTGGAACTCTTTACCCCGCAGGGCGATGGTGAGAAAAAATTTTCGTAACTCTGTGCGGCACAGACTATTTATTTTGTTCTAGGAGGAACAACAATGAACAAGACTGAACTAACACAAATCGTCAAAGAAGAAATGCAAAAGATGTTGCAACAAGAGATGCGTATTGCCGAAGAAAACATCGACCATCTTGCTCAAGCGTTCTTCTCTCTTGGTTTTCTTGCCAGTTACACCGATAAAATGGACCTAAGCCACGTTCAAGCAATGGCTAACGAGTTGAAAGACGCAGAAGACGTTGCCAAAGCAAAAGAAGCCTTGTCAAAGGGTGCAACAGTTCTCGGCGTTAGAGACGACTACGACGACTAAACAAAAAAATACAACTTATTTTTCGTAGGGGGCTAACGCCCCCTCTTTTTTTTGCTATAATAGTTATACTATGCGAAAACTATTATTTATTTTTTTTATTCTGTGTGGCTGCTCAAAGGCTCCAACTTATACGCCCATCGTTCTGGCTGACGCAGGTACTTACAAGCCGCCTGTGGGCGATGTGGGCTCTGTGAAGGACACTGTTGAAGACACTACTTCTTTACCAGATACGACGACTCCGGTGGAGGACACTTTTACCCAACCTGACACGACTGTTGATGCAGGTATCGACACAACTGATACCACCCCTGCGCCCGATACAACAAAACCCGACACTGCTCCTGTGAAAACCTGTGTGGATAACGACGGTGATGGTTATGGTCTTGGCTGCTACAAAGGTGGCGACTGTGATGATAATAATCCAAACTTTGCAACTATCTGCCCTGACTGTTCAAAGCAGAACTGGGAAGGTTGTCCTTGCAAGTCAACAGCAGCAAACTGCTATTCAGGCGAGCCACAGTGGATAGGCAAGGGCATTTGTCAAGCAGGCATTCAACTTTGCAAGTCAGGTTATTGGGGAATGTGTACTGGCGAGAAGCTACCTCAACCAGAGTCCTGCGATAGCAAAGATAATAACTGCAATGGACTTATTGATGAGGGTGTGCTTTCTTCCTGTGGAACCTGCGACCTTTCTTGCATCAAGCAAGAAATAGGACCGGATTATGGTAAACCATTTGACCTTGGAAATAAAAAGGGTCTGAAGTTAGATGCTAATGGTTACATCGAGTTGGACATTGGCAAGACATCAGTAAATCTGAACCACATTTGGATTGCAAACTCCTCCGAGAACACTGTCTCAAAACTAAACACTAAAACAGGTGTAGAGGAAGGTCGTTATAGCATTTGTTCTAACCCCTCTCGCACATCTGTAGACCTCAACGGTGACTGTTGGGTTGGTTGTCGTGGAGACGGTTCAGTTGCGAAGATCAGAGTAAATAAAAAAGATTGTGTAGATAAAAACGGAAATGGATCTATTGATACCTCTTCTGGTAAAAACATTGTTTCTAATGATGAATGCATTCAGTTTATTGTAAACCCTGATGGTAAGACTGTTGCTCGGGCAGCAGGTGTTGATAAAGATAACCATGCTTGGTTTGGCTTCTGGAATAGCAAGCGACTCCGCAGACTTGAGCCCAATGCTGGGCAATCTGTAGACCAAATAAACATTGGTTGCAACCCTTACGGACTTGTTATTGACCAAAAGGGCATTATTTGGATTGCTGGTCGTGGCTGCTCTGCTCTTTTACGAGTTGACCCTAAAACAAAGTCCGTTCAGAATGTAGGAAAGGGTGGTGGTTCACCCTACGGTATTAATGTAGACATGTTTGGTCGCATTTGGGTAGCTGACACAACAACTTCATCTTCTCGTTATGACCCAATAACAAAACAATGGGCTGTTGTCAAGCATAACAATAGAAGTCGTGGTATTGCAACTTCTAACGATGGACATGTTTATGTTGCTCTCGATCAAACTTCTTCAGTCGCAAAAATTAATGTTGTCACCCTCACTGTAATGCAACACATCTCATTAGGCAGTGGTAGATACCCTGTAGGCATCGCTGTGGACTACGATGGTTATGTCTGGGCAGTGAATCAGTCAAAGTCCTCTGCTACAAAAATTGACCCAACTAAAAACTCTGTTGTTGGTGAGTATTCCGTAGGAAAAGGTCCATACACCTATTCAGACATGACGGGATACACCCTCCATAACTACACAGCACCAAAGGGCGACTTCCAACATACATTCGGTTATGGTGGTTGGGGTGGTACTGTTGCTGAAACAAAAACCACTACGGAGTGGGAACAAATAGACCTTGAGTTTGTAACCCCTGAAGACTCCTTTATTGATGTCCGCTATAGAGTAGCTGATGACCTCAAGCTAATGGAAACAGCTTCATGGTCTAAAAAGCTTGGACCTTTCCCGCCCAATAAGCTTCCTTATAAGTTACAGGGCGTAAAAGGCAGGTTTTTGCAGGTCGAAGTTTTCATGCAAGCAAGTAAAAATAAAGTTTCGCCTACGATTGTTTCTCTGAGTGCTAAAGGCAAGACGATAGTGCTGCAATAAGACTACTTATTGCATGGACTTCAAGAAGATACGCAGCCTTTGGCAAGAGTTCCTTTTAGAGCAAGAAAAACCGTTCGGAGATAAGTTCTTTGTTGATCGCGATGGCGAAGCAAAAGAACCCGAGTATCCAGAACTGGCTAACTTCTCCCCAGAGGACTTTTCCCAGCTTTTCAACAAATACTGGTCAGACTACACACAAGATAGCTCCATGAGTTCCAAAACAGAGGTGCTGCCTTTTCTAAAAGTTATTTACAAACTTTACCAAGAAAAGCACCCTCTTATTAGCGACTACCTAAAAGAACTTACTCCATCTTCTGGACTAAAAGTTTATCGTGGTCGCAGCAAAATGTCTCTTGCAAAAGCAAAGGGGCTTATTGACCCCAACCAGCCTCTTGTACCAAAGAAGGCTTATGCTTACAAGGGCGACGACCTTTATTACACACCCAGAGCGGGCGACTTTACTTCTTGGTCCTTGAAAGAAAGTATTGCAGAAGAATTTTCTGAAATAGCAACTGCTTATGCCAACCCAGAACTTTACTTTGTTAATGAGCCCGTTATCAACATGATAATGGTGGCTAGTAGCGATGAGCCAGGGTTTTTATTCAACCCCGATGCCGTATCCAGCCAACACATTAGAGAAAGAGAACTTATTTATGTTTCTCCAAAACCTCTCAAACTTATTGAGACGGTTTATGTTTATGTGCCTCCCGAGCAAAACCTTGATGCTAGTGATAAAGCTGTGGCGGCAGACATTTTGAACCAAATAATTGGAGAAAACAAATGAAGAAACTCTTAGAAAACTGGAAGAAGTTTTTGGAAGAAGACGAACAAGCCCGTGCAAACTTTGCCAAAGGTTTGGAAAAAGTTTCACCCGACATTAGAGACCAAGCCAGCATAGATTTTGGAACTATGGCAAAGGCTGGCAGAGCCATAAAACAACTTTACGCAAAAGAAGCCGACCGTGCCTTTCTTGACTCCCTAAAAACTATTCACTGGGGTCGTAGAATGGACATTATGAGCCTTATCAAAGACTACCAGAGCCTCAAACGAGACGAGTTGAGCACTTCTGTCTATCTTCCAAACGAAGACGTTTATAAAGTAGGACCGTGGGGTCTGGACTATGGCATTCTTATCAAAGGCTACATTACGCTACTCGCCAACAACATGGACGACATTTCCTCTGGTGCTGGTGCTGCATACAAAAGAGAACTACCACCTGAAAGAACCGCTTCCTCTGGTGCAAACAAAGGCGTCGGCAGAGTTCGTTATCCCGGCGACTACGAAAAGTTCAAAATCTTTGTTTTCGACAAAGAAGACTACGACCCAGATAAAGATTGGGCAGGTGGTCCGCGCAACGAAGCACTTGTGGATAACTGGAAAATAGAAGCAGTCATTGTTCCCGACACCCCAGACGGCAGAGCAATTGGAAACAATTTCAGCAAATACTTGGAGAAAATGGGCATCGACGCAAAAGTCGTGACCGCAGGGGAACTATAATGAAGCAACTCCTTGAAAACTGGAATAAGTTCCTCAACGAAGTTTCTATGCCCCCAGCAGGCTTTCTAGAAGGCAGCGTTCATAAAGAACCACTTTTCCATGGCTCTGACTACCTTCTAAAAGACGGAGAACAACTCGACCCTTCCTTCGGTGGAGAATACGGTATTTATTTATCTCCCTCGCGAAGATACGCTAGAACCTACGGCAAGCACCTTTACACAGTTTTCGCCAACATCAAGAACCCACTTTATGTCGAAGGCAAATACGAAATCTCACCAAAAGACTTGACAAAGGAAGACGCCGAGAACCTAAAAGAAAAAGGCTATGACAGCATTGTCGTGACGAACAACAGCATCGATGACGCAACAGAGGTTGTGGTGTTTGACCCAAACCAACTGCACATTATGGAGATAAGTTAATGAAGCAACTCCTTGAAAACTGGAAGAGGTTTCTCAACGAAGACGTTTCCGTAAAAGTCCTTGGCTACATTAAGCCAGACAGCGCGTTCCACACTCTAAAAGAGTGGGAGGGTTTTGTGCGCCTTATGCTCGACAAACAAAAAGAAGGCAACAGTGTTCGTGGTGGAGAAATAACAGGCAGCGAAGAGTTTGCAAGTCTTATTTACGAGTTCTTTGGTTTTCAACTAAACACCGAGGTAGAAAGATACGACCTCCTTACCCGCAAAAATGTTATTGACTTTATCGAGGACTTTATCAACCATCGCTTCTGGGGCTTGAAACGCGAATACGAAAGTTATTTCCCAGACATAGACAAACTTCGCTTTGCTTATTTTTATTCTCGCGGAGACATGGAACCATACGTTCTTATTGACGACGAGTTTACAACACAGGTCTATGGCGGTCTTGACAACCCTATGGAACTAAAACACTATACGTCCGAGAGAGGAATAAAAAGAATCCAAGACGCTATTGACAGCGGCAAGCCTTTTGACATTTCTTCTTTCACGGTTATGACAACACCTTTCTTTCGTCCTACCTCAGATAAAATAATAACTTTTACTGGGAACGTGAGAGCGGCATTTAGAAGCGACGTAAAGTCATTTGCCACAGAAAGCGGCAGAAAAGCCGTCAACATGTATCGTTTGGAGTTTCCAGGCGAAGAAGAAAACCTGTGCGTCGATTTGGAGACGCTTTGTGCCGATGACCAAGACACTTCGTTGTGGAATGAGATTATTGCGACACCTATTGAAATACTGAGGGTAGAAGATAAATGAAGCCAATAATGGAAAGTTGGAAGAATTTTTTGAACGAGGTTCGTTCAATAAACAAAAAAATAAAAATCTACCGCGCCCAGCCAGCATTTACAAATGTTATTAGAAACAACGACTACGTTACCATGTCTCGCCAGTTTGCAAAGGACCACGCCGTGACCTCTGCTATTTATAATGACGAGCCGTTCTTTGTTGTTATTGCTTTTGTCAGAGAAGACAAAATAAAAGAAGCAGACAACCCCGGTGAATACCGTTATGTTGGCGAAGACATCAAAGCAATGCCACTCAACATAGTAGATGCCGAGGGTAATGTGCGTTCAGCCGCAAAAGCACATGTGAACGAAGACTTACACGTTTTGTCAGAGGAGATTTACTACGTCCCATGAAAATACTATTAGAAAACTGGAAAAGATTCTTAGAAGAAGGTGAGATGAACGAAAGCTCTCTTTCTCGCATTTATCAGCACATTATGGAGCACGACTGTGTTATCCTAACCGCTTACAGAGGCGACCCAAGCGACACATCGGGCTGCACAGATAAAGCGTTAGGTTTGGACATGAACAACCCCGAGCGCAATAAAATGCTGAAAGATATTCTTATGAATGATTTGGGTTACGGTCCTACAAGCGTAGATGGTTCTTACATCGAGGACTTTGGCACAGATGTAGCCAAAGAGGTCAAGGAGGCGAGTTTCTTTGTTCAGAACTACGATAACAACCCCGATTTTCTGGGCATTATGGCAGACCTTGGAGAAAAGTTTTGTCAAGATTCTATTCTAGTGATTCCAAAAGGTGGTGAAAATTGCTACCTTTTAGGAACAAACAAAGCAGACTTTCCCGGCTATGGAAAAAAGATGGTTGTTGGTGACGTTAAGTTTGGCACCGAAGCCGAGTTTATGTCCAGAGTTGGTGGCAGACCATTTAGGACGGGTGAGTAAATGAAAATACTACTAGAAAACTGGAAGCATTTTCTAAACGAAGCACCAGAAGTGGTCAGCACCACAATGCGTGTCAAAAAGTTTGGAGCTTTTGGCGGTGATGGTTTTATGATCACACTTCTTGGCTCAACAGAAGATGGAGGCTCAGTTGCTCCCGGCAACATGATAGTCCAAGAAATAGCGACCTACACTTCCAAAGACAAGTTTAGAAAGATGCCAGCCTGCCGAGAGGACTTAGAAAAACTAAAAGAAATGGGCTACGAAGCAGAAAGATTCTTTTATGTTGATAAAGCCCGTGTTGGTGAAGGCTTCCGCAACCAAGGCTTTGGCAAGAAACTTTACAACGGTGCGTTTGAAGAAATGCGTAAGCAAATAGGGCAACCGTTTATTATAATGCCCACTTGGTGTTTGGGCGCAGGTGGCACATCACAAGCCGCAAGAAGAGTCTGGGACTCCATTACAAGAGACCACATCTCATCAGGACACGTCATTTACATACCATGAAGAAACTACTTGAAAACTGGAATAACTTCCTCAATGAAGCAATCGACCCTCGCATCCAAAAACAAATAGATGCTATTCTTGAACTTCCAGACATTGGAGTTCTTATCTACAAAGGCAGTATGATGGGTTTTACAACAATGAGTTTTCGCTATGTTCGTATTGTTGACAAAGACACAAAAAAATATTCTATTCTAACTCCTCAAGATACTTTTATTCGCAAAGACAGAAAGACTATTAAAACTGGTATTCCAAACGGTTATGTAGAGATTAGGGAACCTCTTCGCGCTGACGGTCCTTGTTTGGGCGGTTGGGTTGTTGGGGGGTCATTAGCCACTACAGGTTTTGGTCCACTTTTATACGAAGTCGCAATAGAATGGTCTTCGCAAAATGGTGAGGGTCTTACACCTGACCGCAAAAGCGTTTCAACTTATGCGGGTCGTGTTTGGGCAAACTACATGTCAAGATCAGATATCGAGAAAAAACAACTCGATGCAACAAAAGAAGACCCAGTGCAAAGACTCACAAGACCTGTGGCTGACGATTGTTCGCAAGTGAAATCTGTCGCAGTCGCTGGCGAGAACTGGATGAACTCACCTTTCTCAAAAATGTACAGCAAGTCAAACACAGAAGTTCTCGATGCACTTCGTGCAGCAGGGAGAATAATCGAAGAATGAAATTGATAAAAAAAGTTATTATCCTAACAATAGTTTTATTTGCTTTTGTGGGCGATGCCTCTGCAAAAGGTAAAACAAAGTTTTACGACTTTTCAGACCAACTCATCAACGGTGACATCAAAAAGCCTGCAACTATTTACATAGACACAAGAGCGAGAGCAAAGTTTGGAAAACTTCTAAAACTCAAAAGGTCATTTGTTGAAATACTATTGCTCTCTGGCAAGGAGCCAGCCCTAAAATGAAAGACTTACTGAAAGAGTGGAAAGAGTTTCTAATCGAAGAGTTCGATAAGGATAAGTTCCCTTTCCCCGACACAGCCTCACAAGAAGAGGCTGACGCTATTTTTACAGGTGGCTTCAAAGATGGCGACCCAGATGATGACAAAATTGTCATAAATAAAAATGCCCCCTTTACTTGCCAACAACTAAACCCTTCGCAAAAAGAAGTTCGCGTCACTGACGCTGTTGAATACGGTATGTGGATGCTTGAAGGTAAATACGAGATTGGCGGCAACTTGGGCGCTATTGTTTCCTCAGACGACTTTATTATGGATGGTCACCATCGTTGGGCAGGCTCTTGGTTAGCCGGTGGTCCACAAACTAAAATGACAGCCGTACAAGTTGGTCTTCCAAAAGACGAACTCATTCCTGTGCTCGCTGCTGTGGGAGACCACTTCCACCCAGGAAAGCGCAACCCCGGTGCTACTGGCGGTGTGGCAAACATCTTTGATGCGCCCGTCAGAGAGGTTGGCAAATACATTCGCAGACTAAACGAAGAAGACAACATCACAAAATACATGACAAAAGCCGAAGCCAACATGATTACTGACCTTGCCGGTGGTATTGATGCTCTCATTGAAAAGTTTGAAAAGCACGCTGCTCAACTAAAAGAGCAAAAAGGTGGTGGTGTTGATGGTCTTCCCCCAAGAGACGAAATGCCCGTCATCAAAACAGCCGAAGTTGAGCCAGCAGTTGATGCACTTGCGAAAGGTCAAGTTGATGTTTATACACCTTATCGAAAAGAGGACCAATGAAAACCGTCTCCGAGCTAAAAAAAGAAATAGCAGAACTAGAAAAGAAAGTAGCCCAGTTGGAAGATGAAAACGCTTCACTGTGGTTTTTACTGGATGAATTAGAAAAGTCAAATGTCGCAGACCCTCGCTACAAAGAACAGTTTGAGGCAGTCTTTGATAAAATGAGACAAATGACTCTAATGACCATGAATAAAGCAGAAGAAGCTTGACAAGAGAACGAAAATGGGGTATAAACAGGGTATGAAAAAGGTCAAACTACGACGCGCCCGAAACCCCTATGTCGCAAAGATGCGTCATAAGCGTTCTGGTGCTCACAAAGACCGTAAAAAAGAAATGAGCCGTAAGGCTTGTAGAAAGTGGAGCAAGTATGATTAGCCGTTTTCAGATTGGACAACACCTTATGGACGAGAATGGAAAACTAAAAGGACCAATTGTCAACATCACATACGAAAAAGTGACCGACTTTAAGGGTGGTGTTGTAAAGGTTCCGATTCTCCACCTAGAACATGGCTTCTCCCGCGCCTTCAAGGTCCGTGAAGACCTTCTTTACAACTGCTTGGGTGTTGACCCAGATGGTTTAGTTGTCGAGCGTTAGAAGCTAAAATAAAACAAAAAATCTAAAGCCCCTTCTGGGGCTTTCTTACTATTTATGGTTATGAAAGACCTACGTTCCCTGGTCAGCGAAATACTCACAGAAGTTCTGACCGATAGAGTATACCACTACGCTAATGTAGACCAACTCAAAAACATCATACAAAAAGACTACTTCCTACCCTCAGTGGCTTTTACCAGTGGTGCCGAAGAAGAAATAAATAAAGGCTATAAGTATTTTATTTCTTTTGCTCGCAACCTTCGTGGTGAATACCACAAAGAGGGCAAAGGGGCGGGCTATCTTGTTGTTGATGGCAGAAAACTAAGCCAGAAATACAAAGGTGGTGCTGTTGATTATTGGCAGTGGGGAACTTTACAAGGACCAAAGAAAACAGAAGCCGAAGACAGACTTCTTACAAACAAGCCTTATGTCAAAGGTGCTACCGAGTTTATCGACGCCGTTCACATTTCTGCGCCATACGCCACAGAAATTGGCTCAAAAATGTACACAGAAAGATACAGTGAAGGTTTAGTTGATAGACTTAGAGGGTTGGACGAAGTTGCCAGAGCCAAAAACATTCCAGTTTATTTTCACACAGACCTTGGCTCATACCGCATGGCAAACGATAAAAAAGCCGTAGATTTTGTTGAATGGGAAAACGGCGCTGTAAAAGCAGGTGTTATTGAGCCTTCGTTTACTGGTGGCTACAAACCTCCACCACGAGACCTAATGAGACTAGAAGTCGTTACAAAAACAATAGAAGAGTTGCTTGTCAAAGGTGTTTCCTACAAAGAGTTCAAAGACTCTTTGTCAGAGAGGGAAAGAGAATTTTTAACCAGACGCTTTCTTTACTCTTTTACCGGCGATGACATTGCTAAAAAAATAATCGAAGCAATAAGGGACGTCCGCGACGGTGAAGACGACAGACCATACATTGCGAGAATCGGCAGAGCGATGACAAAACTAAAAATGAACATCGCAGAAATGGGCGCAGCCTTGGGAGACATAGTTTCCAAAGCAGTCCGTGGTCTAACAGAATACCCTGGCGACCACGACATTGACCCAGATGAGCCATACGGTGATAACCTTTTTGTGGCTGGCGACGGCGAGACAGACCTTGAACGTTTTCAATGGTCGCAAAAGACCTCAGCAAAGTTGAGAAGTTTTGTCAGGAACGCGAGTACAAGAAACAAAACAGAACTTCACGACATACTAAAACAAATACAAGCCATGGCTGATGAAGGAACTCTTAGCAGTTATTATGACGAGCTAAGACCACCAGCAGGAAAAGTTTATCGTGGTATGCTTGTTCCAGCAAAGGCTGCTGCATCTTGGGGTCTTATTGACCCAAACAACCCCCCAAAAGAAGGCAAACTACAAAAAAAGAACAACTTTGTTTTCAAAAGTAGTTGGTATCCTTCTGGACTTACTTCTTGGTCATACAGCCCAGACGTGGCTTCTGGCTTTACCTCTCTTTATTCTGATGAAACAGAAGCAGGCGAAAAATACGTTTCTATTGTTTTATCCGCAGAAGCTTCTGACCCTGGCTTTATCTTGAACCACAAAAATGTAAAAATGCTGGCTGTTGCTGGTGAGAAAGAAGTTTTATTTATTGGCGACGAGGTTAGCACAACCGCTTACTACAAATACTACGATGGTAGTACCACCGACCACGCAGCAACCGACGTTGATGCCAGCGAACTAACCGAGGTCACAAAGCTTCCAAAAGAAATTTTTACTGCCTTTGAAGAAGAAATAATGAAGTCCAACTTTTGGGACGAAGATAACGACTACGAAGACCTTGAGTTTGAGGAAGGTGAAAGCAGACCGCCACAGACTCCCGCTACTATGGCTCTTACCCTCGCTATGAACAAAGCACTCAAGCGAGCAGGTTTGGACGACGTGGTTGGCGTTGCAGAGTCTTCCGGCGACTTCTCCAGCAACATGTGGCAATCAGCCACCATTGACGTTGCTGAGGATGGCACACCCGTTTTTATGGTTTTAATGAACCTGTGGGAAGACTTTGACGACTTTGGCGAGTCTGCTGAAGAGGCTGTAGCCGACATTTCTGCTGCTTTCCGTCACGAACTCGTTCACCTACAACAACTAAAAGCACAGGCTAAGTCAAAAGGTGTTGGTCTGGAAAAAGCCTTCACCAAGATGATGGACGACCCAAGACAGGTTGTGGATAAAGACCAACCAAAGTATTGGAAAGTCTGGGAGCCAACTGGCAAGAAAGACAAAGACGGAAAAGAAATAATAAAAAAAGATGGCTTCAAGTCTGAACTCTTTATGAAGGACTACCTTGAAAGACACATCGAGATTGATGCACACGCTCACCAAGCAGGTGAAAACCTACTCCGCAAGTATGGCGAAGAAAAAGCCCTTGATACTATCAGCAAAGACATAGACCTCGATGACCCCTCACTTCCAGACGAAGTAAAGAAGTACGACAACTACAAAGTCGATAAGAAAAAGATGGACAAATTCCGCAGTAAGGTGTATACTTACATCAAGAAGTTTGTCGAGGACCAAGAATGAAAAAGTGGAAACAGTTTCTAAAAGAGGCTTACGGCACAACCAAGGTCTCTGCTGGTGTTCTTCTCTACACATTTGATTCGGACGAGCAAAAGTACAAAGTCTATCTCGTTCATGCTGGTGGTCCTTACAACAAAAACAATCCAAATGCTTGGGGCATCCCAAAGGGCGGTGTAGAAGAGGGAGAAGGTCTTCAACAAGCTGCAAAGCGTGAGTTTGAAGAAGAGATGGGTACTGAACTTCCCGGTAAGCTCACATACCACCTTGGACCAATAATGACAGCGGGTGGTAAAAAAGTTTTTGCTTTTGCCTGCGAAGGAAACTTGCCTCACGGCTTTCAGCCAAAGTCAAACATGGTGCAAAAAGTTGTCAAAGGTCGTATGATGGAGTTTCCAGAGGTTGATGCCGGTGGTTGGTTCACATTTGATGAAGCAGAAGGCGTTATAAACAACAGACAAGCACCTCTGCTCACTCAACTACAAGGATTTTTATCAGATAAAGAGCCTATTGCCGAGCAAGCCAACCCAAACAAACCAAAAGCTATTTTTATGGCTGGTGGTCCTGGCTCTGGTAAAACTACGCTTTTAAAACAGATTGGCGCACTTGACGCAGGTATGCAAGTCATCAACGCTGATGATGAGTTTGAGCCTATGCTCAAAGCCGCAGGACTACCACTTGATTTAGACCACCCAGAGCGCGAGATTCGCTCTCAGCAGGGCAAACTCTTTGTTCAAGCACAGAACCTAGCAAAACAAAAAACAAGGGCTCTCGTGGGCGACAGGAGCGATTTTATTATTGATGGTACAGCCGGTTCTCTCCAAAATGTCCGCAAGGCAAGAGAGCGTCTTGAAGATGCAGGCTACGACACTGCGATGATTTACGTTGATGTGCCACTAGAACTCTCGCTTTCCAGAAATGAAGAGCGTGGCAAAGCCGGTGGCAGAAAGGTCAAGCCAGAAAGAGTCGAGAAAAGTTGGCAAGCAGTAAATAAAAATAAGGATGCTTACAAAAGTTTGTTTGCAAACAACTTCATTTACTTCGACGGAACATCTGAGAACATTGACAGTCAGGTGAACAACGTCGAAGCCCAATACAAACGCTTTATAAGTTCATAGGTCGTCACTATTTATAGTGATGAAGAAGGGCGACCTAGTGAAGATACCCGAAGTCCATGTTGAGTTTGACAAATACGGAAGGCTTGTCAAGACCCAATACTGGATTCACGCCATTGTTATGGAAGACTATAAAGGTCATAACCTGCTTCGCGTTTACCTACCAGAAAAAAAAGAAATGTTGAAAGTTCATCTTTCGACAGTAAAATTGCAGAATACCCCTTGACAAATGGGTTATTTGTGCTATCTTGTGTATGTATTGAGAGGGAAATAAATGAATAAACAGTTTTGTTGCGACATGGACGGGGTGCTCTGCGATTTCATCGGAGGCGCTGTCAAAATAGTCAACGAGACTCTGGAAGACCGAGATAACATTACTGACCCAGAGTTGAAAGAAACAATCGAAAAAGCCATTGAAGAGTTGGGAAAAACCTCGGTTGAGGAGTATGACCTTCGTATTGGCACGCCGCACAAAAACTTGCGAAAGTTGATGAAGGACATTATTCGCAATAATAAAGATTTTTGGGCGAACTTAGAGTGGGCAAAGGGAGGTCGCGCTATTTGGAACGCCATTGCTCCTTATGACCCCTACATTCTGTCGGCTCCAATGGGCAACAGCGCAGAAAGTAAGGCTGGCAAGATTGAGTGGATTAAAAAGAACTTAACACCACAGCCAGGACGTATTATCCTAGATGATGACAAGTGGAAATACACCGACTTCGATGGACGACAAGGAGTCCTGATTGACGACATGTGGTACAACATTAAAGCTTATCGAGAGCACGGTGGTATTGCCATTTTTCACCGGGATATGCGAGTGACCATGGGACTTATCAAAAGGTATGCCACAAGAGATTGAAGAACTTGAACTGCTTTTAGAAAGTCTGAAAGGTACTATTCCAGACTATAAAATTTCTATTTTCCACGAACGTTACGAACAAGGCAAGCTCACCTTTCAGCAAGCACAACTCTTAGCGGAGATGTATGCGAATGGTGAGGTTGATGTCAATGTTAACCTTTTTTCTACAGGCGATGATTTTGTAGAAATCATTTACAATGAACCAAACTAAAAGAGAATGCTACGAACAGCGCGGCAGACGAGTCGAGTTGTACGAGTATAAAGGGGGCGCTAGAATCGACCCCAAGAAGATTATAGGAACTGTGGGTATTGTTCTCTATGAAGAGGGCAACTCCACGGTTATTTTCTGTCCAGCCGTAAATCGAGTTCTTACTTTTGCAAATTCCAAGAAAGAGTTCTCTTACATTTGGAACAAAGAAGAAAAAGAAAATCTTCAAAAATATCAAAAAAAAGTAAAATAAACCCTTGACAGGGGCGTTTTTTGTCCTATATTGTTAGTGAGAGATGGGGAGAGACACTAACAAAGGAGTGAGTTATGAAACTTGAAAGCGCCATCAAAAAGATTGAGAAACGCCTTGGAAAAGGGTGTGTTGACATTTCTGACCGCAAGGCTTGGGTCTCGCATGAGGGAACTATTCTTTCATTCTGGGTTAAGAATGGTGATGAAGACCATTGTCACGGCTGGCACACTCGTCGCCAAAACGACCATTCTGACTTGATGACCGACTACTTTGCCGGTACTTACCACAGCAACTTGACTCAGGCGCTGTCTTGGTTGAAGCCTCCACCGTCCAAGTTCAAAAAGGGTGATGTGGTCTTCTTCAAGCCCACTAAAAAGAACGCTCGCTGGCGTCGAAGTGGTACTTGTGTTGTTCTCACCGACGAAAAAAACGCTGACCGTTGGCAGGTCATTGAGCCTAACGGCACGACACACTGGGTTGGTGTTCGCGACATTGGGGTCAAAAAATAATGCTAAGAATGCTCGCTACTGTTATTTCAATCGGTAAGTTTCTAACCTTTGCACCTTTTCTTTCACTTATTCCAGCGGTGTTTTATGCGCTGGATAGGTGGATGATTCACGAGGCAAACACAAACTTCAAAGAAGTCGATGACATTCCAGGCTTTACAAAAATAACAATGATGATGCCAGCAGCATCTATTTGGACCACGCTGTTTATAGCAATGGCTCATTAGAACTTTACAAACAACTAAACTATTTATGGGGAGCGTAATGCTCCCTTTTTTATTATGACTATTTCAAAACCACAACTAAAACATCTCATTTGGGAACAACTGTCTATTGTAGTTGGCGAGAAGAATAAAGATTTCAAATGCCCTCCTGCCACACAAGACATAAACCTAAACCTAGAAAATCGCCAACACGCTATTGAAGAACAAAACTACGGTCCACCAGACCCATCAAAGCCAAACGAAAAGTTTTGGAAAGCAAAGATGGAGATGTGGAACGTCGATTCCGAAGAAGACCTCAAAGGAATGATTTGCGGCACTT